CTAATATTCAGTGCTGTTTTGCTTTGTGGGCCAGGGTAGCGGGAGGTCAATCTCCGAGACCTGGGCAATCACTTCCTTGATATAGATTTCAGACGTCTGCGGCGATGTATGTGCCAGTCGGGCCTGGATCTGTTCCATCGGCAGCTTTGTGCGAGCTGCGTCCGTTGCGCCCAGTGCGCGCAAATCCCTGAATTGAATTCGGTCCTCGGCCGGCGAGTCCTTGTTTATGCCCAGCCGGTCGCGAGCACGATCCCACATCGAAAACAGCCCGTTCTTTCCGTATGCCGTCCCTTTCCGCGTAGGGAATAGGTAGCCGGTGATCAACGGCTTGCCGTGCACCTTGTATTCCTTCTTGATGGCGCGAGCGCGCTGGATTACATCCCAGATTGCCGGCGTGATCAGGATATCGACCGATTTCCCACTGGTCTTAAGCGTCTTGGACGGCTTCAGCCGGATGTGACCGCCGATTTCACCCTCGATCTGCGATTCCTTCAGCGTGCGCACATCGATGGCACGCGCCCACAAAAGATAGGCCGCGTCCACTAGGCAAGCGAACATCGGGCCGCTGGCTGTTGGCAGCGCCTTGCCCGTATCAGCCCTGACCTTGCTCATCATGCCGGCCTGCCGGATGGCCTGCACCTGTTCATGTGTCGGAAGAATCAAGCGCCGCTCTGTCTCATAGTCGTCCAACTCAATCTGGTCGATGGGGTTGTCCTCGCGCAGCCCTAGCTCGGAAATGATGTACTTGAACAGCTTGCGAGCCAGGGCGGTGTACTTCTGGGCGGTGTTCGGGTGATCGCTGAAGTTCTGGCGGAGGAACTGGGACCAACTCTTGGTTGTGACCTGGCGGGCAGAGAAGTCGGCGAATGCCTCGGCTATCGTATCGAGGTACCGACCATAGGTAGCCTTGGTCTCATCGCTATAGCGCTTCAGCTTGTGTTTCTTGAACTCGGCGCAGGCATAGGCCATGCTCTCATTGTCAACGGCATGCGACAGCAAACCGGCCAGGGCCAGGTGCATTGCGGCTTCGCCATCGGCGACCCGGGCCAGCTTGATCCATTTCCGGACCTGCTTGGTTCTGGGATCGACAATGGGCTCAGCTGGCACAAACCAGTAGCTGTTATCTCGGATGTACACGCGGCGGGGCAGGCCCTTGCCGGTCTTGCGGGAGCGATTCATTTGCGGATCAAGCGAAGTTTCGGTTCTGGCTGTTCGGGTGCGGCGGCGGGCGTCGGCCTGGTGGTGACGTACACGCGCAGGACCATCACGGTGTTGTCCGGCCGGCGCTGGGCAGGGATGTTCATTTCTTTCAGGCGCGCCAGCTGGTAGGCGGCGCGGCGGTAGCCGGTGATATCTACGATTTCCTGCACGGTCAAGGTAACCGGCTCAGCGGTTGCGTGCATTATTTGACCCTCCTGAACTCAATGACCCATACCCACGGGTTTGCATCCCAGCTACTGGCGCCGCCGATGCTTTCCCACAAATGACGAAAAATCACCGACGGCGCAGGGTGGTCGCTGGAACATTCATCGGTTTCCCTCCACCAGGAAAAGACACCCTCAGCCATCGCATCCGGCTCGCTGATGCCCTGCAGGCGCTCCACGCGCACGCCAGTGACTTCCAGCAGGATGCGGCAGGCCCATCGCGGCATGTGGATGTTCGGGCGCCAACGGCGGTCGGCCGCACGATTGTCGATGTCGTAGTTCTTCGGAGCTGACAACTCGCACCAGACTTCTTCCAGGCGCTTCGCCCACGCCTCCGGATAGTCCTCGATGAGGATGCGCTTGCCGTCGGCGGCATAGCCGATGTGTGGATCGCCTTCCTCGGTCCAGTCAGCGTATTGCCAGGTTTCGCGCACCCAAAGCCGGTCACCCACCTGGCCATAGAGGCATTTTTCAGCGCGCTCCACTGGCGAATTCCCATACACGAAGTAGGCATATCCGCCGGCCACGCGGACGCATCGCCAGTTATCCGGCTCGTTGTCCGAGAAATACTCCAGGCCGTTGGTGCGGCGAGTGATCGTCTTGTATCCGGCCAAGGTGGCGCGCACCATTGGACCATTCATCAGCAGTTGGGTCTCTTTCATGTCGCGCTCGGTCCTTCCGCAAGATAGCGGTCGCTGTGCGGCCGCACCTTCGCCAGCGCGTCGCGCATCCTGGCGACTTCATCAGGGTTTTCAGCACGCCACTGCTGCCAGCTTTCATCGGTCAGCTTCCACTCGATCCAGTCCGGATGATCTGGCGATGGCGTGAGCTTCTTGCGGCGACGGTCGGCGCAGTGCTGACACAATTGGAGGCAATGCTTGTTTGCCCGCTGGTGATGCGTGCAAATGAACAGGCCGCATCCATGCTCACCGCCACCAGGCTCGCCGCCGCATACGTAGGAAAGGCCGCGATCAATCTCGTTCTTGCATCCAGGGTGGTCGCAGTAAGCCGGCACGCCGTAGCCGATATCGCGCTGGTGCGTGCTGTCGTATCCGATGCTCCATCCCATCACGTACCTCCTTCTTCTGCTGGCTGGCAGAGTTCGACCCGAAGAGCATCAATGCCTGCGGCTGCCGTGTCATAGTCCGGAGATGCAGGAACGTCGATTTGACCGCCCCTGATAGTGATTGCTGACGTGTAACTTGCGCACTCCTCGCCGTTGTCTGTTTCGATTTGCAGATACGGCTCAATTGCACGCCACCTTGCGGCATCCCGCTCATTCGCCACCGGCTGCGCCACCGCTGGCTCTGGGTGCAGCGCACCAGGGAATGCGTACTTCTCGGCTAGTTCAACTGCGTGCGGGTCGATTTCCAGCGGCTGCGCCACTGCTGCCGATGGCTGCGCGATTGGCAGCGGCGAGTGCTTCGGCTTGGCTGCCTGCTTGGCGCGGATCTGCTCCACCTTCGTCCAGATGCGGGCAAGCTCTGTTTCGCCGGCCGCGTGCATGTCCATCTTTGCAGCCAGGCACAGGGCGGCCAGCGTCACCATCACGCCGCCGACCTCCTGCGCGGGCTCGCCAAGCGGACGACCATAGACGTAATCGACCAGTTGGTGCGCCTCGCTCCGGGTCATCCCGGTCGATTGCACCAGCTCCGTGGCCTCCTCAAAGAAGCGGTGATTGCGCTCCTGCAGGTCGTTGCTGATTGCCTCGCCAAAGCAGGCCATCATCCACGGCAGTACACGCTGCTGGAACGGAGCGGGCTCTACTGGCATCCCGCTCAGGATGGCGGCATACTGGCTGGCATACAGATGCACCATGTCCGCCGTGTACAGGGGCTCACTACCGTCGCCAGAGCCGTTGTAGTGCGTCTCAGGAAGCGGCGGCGGGGTGCGCTGGGCAAGTAGCTTGCGGAGTGCCAGGTACTCGCGCAGGAGTTGTACAATCCGCCCATGGCCCATGAAATGCAGGCCGTTGGCGGCATTGGTGTATGCATCGATCCAGACTTGGATGCCGTCCAGCGGCGTGAGCTGCAGATTGACCACTGGGCGGGCATCCCCGATGGGTTTGCCCAAGCTCCACAGGAACATGCAGAAATTCGCCACATCGCGGGGATCGCCCTTTTCGACATGCTCGCGCAGCATGTAGGAGAGTTCGGCAGGATCGCATTCTTGCCAGCCACTGCGCCCCTTGGTGCGTGCGTCTGCCAATTTGGCCTTCATGACCTCGGCAAATTGGTCAACTGCGACATCGTCCGGATGCTTCACCGCGACATCTGCCGCGACCTGCAGCGAGACCACAGGGTGCGCCGCACCACGCACGCCCAGCACGATATTCGCGCCCTTGTTCAGCGCCTCCAGCTCTGGCGGGGTCGGCTCCCAGGCCGAATACATGAAATTCCCTTCGGCCGTTTGGACATCGAGGATCGGCAGGACGTCGCAGGACATATCCTTACCATCCCAGTCGGCTGGCGCGCCCAGTTGGCGCGTAGAGCCCTCAATGAGCTTAATCAGCATGATCACCTCCAGTGGTTGCAGTGGGAGCGGCATCGGCCTTGCTGGAGGCCTTTTTTTCGGCCTTGGCGCGCAGGGCTTGGATTGCGCCTTGCTGCGCCAGCAGCTCATAGACGACAGCGGCCGGCAGTTCGATCACCTCATCGCCTGCGGGTTTGTCCTGCAGCGCCTGGCGGACGCTCTCAGGGATTGCCTGCACGACCGCATCAACGGCCGAGACCATCGGCAGCACTGCGCGGGCCGGCGGTGTCCATGGGCGCATAGAGGCGGGGCGGATCTTCTTCTGGCCGGAAGCGGCGGCGATATCCTTTGCTGCGCCGAGGATCTGCGCAGCGCCGTCGCCGTGCTCGGTGAGTGCATCGATAGCCGTGGATGCGGTAACCACACCATCCCGGACCATCATCTGAACCGAATGCGGCGCATTGGCCAGGAGAAGCATCTGGCGGACGTGTTCGCGGGTGCGGCCGATTTCCTGCGCCAACTCCTCATTCGACATGTTGAACAGGGCCTTGTCGCGCTTGTAGCCCCGCGCCAGCTCCAGGGGATCAAGCTTTTCATTGTCCTGGCTGGTGTAGACCCGCATGTGGCGGTCGCGGTCGCTGCCTTCGAATGGCTCAATGCGAATCCACTCGACCGGCATGCCCTCGGCTGCCAGCTCGTTGTACGAAATCGTGCGGCGATGACCTTCGACAACGTCAACGCCCGCGCAATCGGCCGACAAAGACACTTCCAGCGCCGGAACCTTCCCGCCGCGCCGCATATGGGCCTTGAGGCGTTCAATCGCCGGGCGGAAAGAGGGCTTGTCGGCATCGCGCAGGTTGAAGCCTTCGACGATGCGGATGGCCTCACGGCGGACGAGCATGCCAGCGTCGCTGCGCTTGACGATGCCCTGCGCAATCAGATTGCGCCAGCTTGGCTTATTGGACATTGGATGCTCCACCTTCACTGATAGGGCCGCCCAGCGCATCGACCAATGCGGCCAGGAGCTTGCTCATTTCGCCCGCGAAGAGCATGAAATTGCCGTCGAAGCGCTCGTCGTCATTCTTGCCGATTGCGCCGGTATCTTCCTTGAGCACATCCAGCAGGGCGATCTTCTTGACCGCCATGGCATCGGTCAGAGTGAAGCTGATCTTGTCGACCCAGGTCAGCGCCAGGCGCGTGCATTGCTTGCCGGTCTCGATGTGCTGGCGGATCTGGTCGGCTTCCAGCGTATGGCGCACGTAGCGCACGGTCGCACGGCTTTCAGCCGAGGAGCGCAGCTCGGTATCCTGATCGACGGTGAAGCCGTCCGGCGCCTCGTCGCTGACCAGCCAGTCGGTCATAGCCGCGCCCGGCGACATGGCGGTGCGCACAGTCTCCAGCGGGAACTTCGGAACGGCCTTGAACAGCAGCCTGAGTGCATCTTCGGCCCTAGCGGACGCGCTGGCATCCGCCACCAGCCAGCCATTCACCGGATCAATCCAGACCCACATGCTGGTGATGCGCGTGAATGCGCGTGGCAGCAGCTCGTCGGTGACCTGCTCCTTCAGCTCCTTGGTCTGCTTTCGACCCGGCGGGAAGCCCTGCTGCTCTTCCAGTTCATTGGCGCGATCGCGGGTGACCTGGTTGATGACGGAGGAGGGCAGAATCTTCTTTTCGGTCTGCAGGCGCAGCAGGAACTGGCGATTGACCTGGTGCACGAGACAGCTGGAGCTTTCGCGCGGCGGAATCCAGCCTTGCGACAACATGTCCATGTTGCCGGCAGGCGTGAAGGCCTGCGGCGCCAGGTGCTCGGCCAGCTGTTCGGCCGTGATGCTCCACTTCCTCGGCAGACGGTAAATTTGAGCGTTTTTGAACATTACGATTTCCTGAAGGTTTGAGTGAACCCGTGATTCACGGTAGATCCGGAGCGCAGAACAGCCTTTGCCAAGCGTGCGCGGTCATGGTGGCTCTTGGGGGACTGGCCCAGGAGCCCGAAATAGCTATTTGCCGTTGAAAGAAACTCTTCGGGTTTGGCCGCGCTGGTGCGCGTGAGCGCGGAATTGAGCGAGCGCCGTCGCGGTCGCCTGCACCATGGCTTGATGACATGTCCGACGAAGTCGATACCGCGCTCTACGGGCTGCAGGATGGTCTTGCGCGGATTAAGTTGGGCATTCAGGCGCTGCGGAAGGAAATCCGAGATCAGGGCAAGTGCACCATTGAGCCACTGCGGCGACTCATGCAACAGGATGAAATCATCGACATAGCGGACGTAATGGCGTGCGCGCACCTGATGCTTGGCGAACTGGTCCAAGGCATCCAGATAGACATTGGCGAAAAACTGGGAGGAGAGATTTCCGATAGGCAGGCCGAATCCATCCACCTGTGACAGCAGGCGCTTATGCTTCGGCACCAACTCCAACAGGGCTGGATTGCCGCGCAGTTCGAAGTCTTGGCGAGGATCGTGAAAAAGAATCGTTTCCGCCAGTTTCAGCCACCACGGCTCGCTGACGCGGCGCGCAACCAGATTCCAGACGATGGCCTTATCGATGCTGACAAAGAAGTTTGCCAGATCACATTTCAGATACCAGGCAGGCCGAGACCAGTTCTGGGTAATGCTGCGTACCTTGGCTTCAAGGCGCTCAGCCGCGTAGAGCGTGCCTCGCCCAGGAATGCAGGCGCAGCTATCCGCGATGAAGGAAGCATAGAAGCGCGGCGAAATACGGTTGTAGAGGAGGTGATGCACGATCCGGTCGCGGAATTCAGCGGCCCATACTTCACGCGGTTTCGGGCGGGTGATAACGAAGCAGATGGAACGGCCCGGATGATAGCTCCCGTCCGCGAGCTCCTCGAAGAGATCGACGAGGTTTCGCTCCAAGTTTTGTTCGAAGGCGAGGGCGCTCTCAGTATTGCGCTTGGCCTTGCGGCAATCGAAATAAGCCTCCACCAATTGGAGGAAGGAAAAATCAGCATGGGGGCGCACGAATTGAGCTGCGGACCGCACGCGCACGGCCCTCGTACGACGTGTTGTTGTTGTTCTGGTTGCCATTATTGAAGTTCTGATTCCAGGCGTTGTTAGAGTTGGCCGCGTGCTGCGGGTGTTCGTGCTATCGACGTCGCCCCGGCGAACACCAGTGCCGATCAGCGGGGAAACTGCGCAAGACCAGACCCGGACCAGGCCGGCGGTATCTTGGATGCGCATGGCGGTGGCCTTGTGGGCCAGCGGCACGACCAGATTAATTAATCGCTCAGTCATGACGGCCTTGACCACCATGAAGCGGGCGAGATGCGGCGTTGCGCCATCCATTCGCCTGTTTTCCGATGCTCGTGGTCAGCCTGATTGCCGCTGCATACTGCTTTGTCGAGATCAGCCGCTTATCCCGGGAGAGACGTAGCAGCAGCTCGATGACTTGCAGGCGCTCAATCAGACCGACCAGGTGAGGCGCCTTGTCGGCAGCGACATTCGCCCTAAAAATCAGGACCGTCACTTTCACGCAGTCGTCGCGGATCACGCCGCCGATGGATGCCTTGAAGTCGCGAGGCATATTTTTGGCGAGGTCCGTGACGACATCGAGAAGCTCGTAGGCGTCTTTGTAGATCGGAAGACTGGTATGAATAGCCATGCTGATGAATTGCTAAATTACAAAATGGCTAATCTGCGGACCGCACGCGCACGGCCCTCGTACGACGTGCTGTAGTAGAGCTGGTAGCCATCACCGAAGTTCTGAACCCAGGCGCCGTAAGAGTAGGCCGCGTGCTGCTCTCCAGACCAATACCAGCGAGGCTGGAAAGCCTCTTTCAGATTGGCGAACAAAAGTGCCTGTTCGCGACGGGTCGGCAATTCGCCGCCGACCTTTTTGGCCCATTCCTTCGCAGCAAGCCACTTGACACCCTCGGCCTCGCCGGGGAGAAGAATGATGTGCTGGTCTGGCTGGCCATCCTTGCCCAGCAGGATGCCGGCATACAGCTCCCCGGCCTTGAGGTTTTCCGCGATCCATGCGGCCTTAGCAGTGCTCATTGATAGCTCCTGAAATGGCTAAAGGATTAAATGGGCAATCTGCGGACCGCACGCGCGCGGCCCTCGTACGACGTGAGGTTGTCGTACTGGTGGCCATAATCGAAGACCTGACTCCAGGCGTAGTCAGAGGTGGCCGCGTGCTGCGTCGAACTCCAGTACCAGCTGCCATCGAAGGCTTCGGGGGCGCCGCCCTGGAATGCTTCTGCCTGGGTCTGGGCCGGCAATTCGCGGGTATAGGGGCGCGTCGGTGGGATTGCGGAGAGATTGATGCCCGAGCGCGCATATCCGGAATTCGTTTCGGTCGTCGGCTTCAGGTTGCGGTAGATGATTTCGAGTTCATCCTGACTCGGGATATACCAGTCATCATTACCGCCGATACGCAAGCCGCGAGCCCAATTCGCCAGCTCGCTGCCAGCCTCGGCCATGGCATTCGTGTTCGCCAGGCCATCGCAGTAAGAGCGCGCACCAGGCACGGCGATGTCGTCGTGAATCCACTTGGATTCAACCTTTTCGCCATCCGCTTTCGGCGCGACGATGATGGCGAAATTCTGGCCATCGACATTGATACGACCGGCATAGAAGCCGCCACCCATTGCGGTACCGATGATCGGCACGATTTCTTGTTCAGAGGATTTCATTTCTGACCCTATTAAGTAACTACGGTTAAATGAATTCGCGATCAAAAGCGCGAAGCGAGAGGCGGACTGCTACTGCAACCTTCTTGCCACCCCGGCGATGAAAGCCGTAGAGGCGAATGAAAACCGGGATGGCGGCGAGAAACTTCATGTCATGCTCCGATAGCAGGCGGACTGATAGGAGGTCGGCTTCTTGAGTACCGGCGTCACCGGCTCGTTCATGACAAGGCAGAACAGACCAAGCGCGACAACTCCGCACATGAAGCCGAATACGAAGATTCCGACTGCGACGGCGGCGCGCTTCATGCGACCACCAGCACGGTGACGCCCAGGGCGCCTGCCAGATATCCGGCGGCTTCGATGATCGCGGGGGAGCCGACCTGCTCTCCGGTGCGCTCGGTCCCGTCAGCGAAGACGTATCGGTAACGGCAAGTCATTTGCCACCTCGTGCGGCGATGAGTTTGTCGGCCTCGCGCAGGAGCTGCTCGCGGGAGGGCGGACGACCGGCCTCCAGCATGTCCTGCAGGACGTTCTGGGCCTGCTTGCCGGTGAAGATGGTGAGAATCGCCTCCAGGCGCTCCGCCGCGTGCTCCACACCAGTTTGCACAGGCGGCATAGTGGGCGCCGGCTGGGACATCTTGTCGAGAATCCGGTTGATGCCGTCTTCCAGCTGCGCGGGAAGCCTCAGCAGCGCGGACAGATCGATAGGGGCGGCTGTTGCCTTCTTCGGCTTTTTGGGCAATTCAGTGCGGCCCGGCGTAGGCTGCGGGATCACTGGTTTCTTGACAGTGGACATGTCTTCTTTTCTCGTGGTTGGCAGAGTGGTGGTTAATCCAAGCCGGTATCCGGCGGCGCCGAACGGAAGATGTGCGCGATCTTTTCAAACGCTGCGGCAATTTCCTCGCGGCGTTCACGGGACTTCGGCAGCCAGAATGTCACTGCGCTGCGGTCATCGTCCTGTGGCGGATGGTGCAGCCGCTCGCTGCTGTGCATGACCAGCTGGGCCGCGTGATACACCACACCGGTATTGCTGGCCTTCTCGACGTGAATAACTTCAGGCGTCAGCTCTTGGCTGTAGACGTTGATTCGCATGGCTTCTCCTAAATGCGTGATGGCGATCAGGCTGCAGGAATCGGCTCGCCGCTTTGGGCAGCCTGCAATTCGGTTTCGGCCATGCTCAAGCGGCCTTCCAGAATTCGGATGTATGCCTTGCGGCGGCCGATGAACTCGGCACGCGCCTTCTCGGGGCTTACAGACGCCCACGGCTTCATGGCGCCGACGTTCACGAACTTGCGACCACGCTTGACTTCCGGCGAACCCCAGATGCGAATCCATGCGCCGCACGGGGTGCGCTTCTCGATCCTGTAGCTCCAACACTTCAGGCCTTGGAAGCTGCCGTCCTCTTCCCAATCTCCATCGACGCGATAGAGAAATTCGGGCGCCACTGGTTGCTTTATGGTCGCCATGATTACTTGCCCTCCGTTTCGCGGTAGAGAGCGCGCCATTCATCGGCGTCTTTCGCCCAAACATTGGCCATATCACTGAGTCCGGCACGAGCGCAATCGCGGGCATGCGATTTGCATTCTGACTCGTACTGCAAGACGGCCAGGCGCATCGCGTTGAATTGCTTGCGAGTCACTGTCACGGTCTCGACTTCTGCGGGCTTCGACATGTCTTGTCCTGTTATGGTTGGCAGAGGGGTGGTTAGGCGGCGCGGTTCTTCGCGATGAACATTTCGACCATTGCGGCGCGCACGCTTCGCAAATCGCGTTGCGCCACCAGCTTGGAAAATGTCGGCTTGGTCAGGTGGAAGAACTCGCCGCGCTTCTCTTTCACTCGCACTGTCCAGAGGCCGGCGTCATCCTGAGAAAGGTGCGGCACGTTCACTGCAACCGTGCTTGTTGTCTTCTTCATCTCAATCCCCTATCTCTATGCGTGGTGGTGGTCAGGCGGTCAGCAGGGCGATTTGCTTTTCTGCGTATTGCTTCGCTTCTTCTACCGTTTCGTGGTTGGACTGCTTCGGCGAAAACCCGCAGCCAGGCGTCCAGATGGCGCACAGAGCAAATGACTCGTATGCGTGAACTCCTGCGTAAAGATTGGAGTTCTTAGTCATCAGGTATTGGCCACCAAGACCAACGCCATCACTCTTCCAAGTCGCCATCTCAATCTCCATCGCAAGTAACTTGCCGGAAAGCCTGGAACCGGCGCGGGATGCTTCCAGCCGAAAGAGGTGAGGGGGACACCTTGGGGGCGGCTGAGGCTTTTGGAAATCCGATGAAGTTACTTTACTAAAAAGATAAATAACGCGCAAGTGAAATTTACCAAAAAGATTAACAAACTTTTTTTTGGACGAAAAAAAGCCCGCAAATGCGGGCTTGGTATCTCTTTAGTAACTAAAAGCTATAGCATGCGTTGGGCCACCAATACTCTTCCAATGATGATGCAAGTGGCGCCTGTACACTCCTGCCGATGATATCGCTTCTGGTCTGGGTTATCTGAAACTAAGAACCAACGGCCAAAGTCCTTTACGAGGCGCTTGATAACAGCCTCACCGTCGTAGTTAACAGCATAGATTTTATTGTCTTTCAACTGTGTATCAGCCAGGTTGATCAGAGCGCTATCGCCGTCTGACATCGTCGGCTCCATGCTATCTCCGCGGACGCCGACCACTAAGAGTCTCTCCGGGTCAAGATTGTGCTTTTGCAGCCAGTCCTTCCTAAAGCTCAGTGCTGCGCCTCTCTCGCTCTCATCCACCTCTGTGGAGAATCCGGTGATTCCGGCGGACAAACGCAGTTTCACTCTAGGTATCTCAACGACATCTGGATTGTCACCATCATAGCTCAGGACTTTCCGCGTCTCGAAGGAAGCGGTCAGACTGCCCGTTTGATCAGAATCGAGCCACCCGGATGGCTTTTCAAAAGCCTTCTCAATGCGTCGAGCGATGATATTGCCGATGTTCTTGGTGTACTTCTCTCCTACTAGCTGACTAACTTGCGAATCCGACATCTCAATGCGGCGGCCGAACTCTGCCTGTCCGCCGACTTGGGTTATGAGAGCGCGCACATTGGCGCGACGAATATCTGAAATAAGCATGACGTTATGGTGTGCTTATTTATCCAAAAGATAAATAATCAAAAAGATAAACAAAAAGCTTGAGACTTCTTTATCTAATTGGTAAAGTAAGCCATGGACATGAAAACCTTCCTCAAGCAATCGGCGCCGGAAGAGCGTGAGGCTCTCGCGAGCTCTGTGGATTCGTCGGTGGGCTACTTCTACCTAATCGCTGGTGGCCACCGCCGGCCAAGCACGGACCTTTGCAAGAGACTGGTACATGCGGAGCCGCGCCTTTCCCTGGCCGCATTGCGTCCTGACGTGTGGGGAGAAAAGCATGCCGAATGATCGACATGCTTTTTCGGATTGGAAATGGATACGGGAGCAGCGCCGAATAGAGCAGGAGCTTATTTCGAGAAGCGCTGAACGGCTGCATCGAACGCGGTCACGTATTCCTCTGAGAAAAGCGATGCATTGGCTTGCGCTGAGGTCGCGAAAAGTCTTTTGCCTATTTGGTCTCTGATGGTAAGCGGATCGATGGATCTGTTGATGACGTGGTCCAGCGCGATGGCCAGCACATCGTTTCTGGCTCTCAAGAATTCCACTTCCATCTCTAGTTTTTTCAGTTTTTGAAGGATTTCGTTGTTGTCGTTCATGTGCGCCTCTTTCGTGAGTGGAAGGGAAGGTTAGAGATCTCGATTCTCGCATGACTGAGGCGCACGCCCGTAGATCGTTGCCCTGAGTGGCCATTCCAAAAAATTCCGTTTTCATCTTCATCCTTTTAGACAGGTTCCAAAATGAAGCCCCGTGCCGCGTATCGCAATGAGGTCAAGACCCGAGTGCCAGACCACGTCTACAGCGCATTGCTGCTGTACATGGAGTTGAATCAGCTCGACAGCATCTCCGCGGCCCTTGCACGCATTGCTGCGCAGCATTTGCTTGGCTCAGTTGGAATCTTGCCTTCGAAGCTTTCCGGCGTCAGTGCCGATGTGTCCCAAGTTGGGCGGTAGCTATGGATCGCCGGCAAATGCAGGTGGACCTGCCAAAGGATGAGGCTGACAGCCTGGAAGTGCGTGCCGCTATGCAAGGGGTACCAGCGGAAAGCCTTCTCTCGTATCACGTGTTGAGGAGCTACCGCGGCGCTCTTCACCCAGAGGTGGTGGCTTTTGAGCGTGGGGACGCTTTGGGCCAAGTTGGGACGAAGAAATGACGGACGGTACATAGCCGTAGAAGATTTTCCACCTATTCCTCTGCGACAGCCCCATTCGCTGGCGCCAAGCCCACCCCCCAATAGGAGAGCCCCATGACTGCATTTTGTGTATTCGGCGTGAGCCGTACGGACTGCAAGCGCATCGCCGAAAAGAAGGTGAAGTTTTACGACAACGAGAAGAAGCGCGACCTCACGATGGAGGAATGGCGTGCTGCCGTCAATGCGCTGGCGCAGGATCTGTTCGCTACCACCACGCGGCACCGTCAAGTGAGCCCGAACTTCGACGCGCCGCAGTTTGCCCGCGAATGGGCTGCCTTGGCGCAGCGCAGCGACCAAGTGAAGGGCGCCGACATCCGGGTGCGCACTGTGATGCTGGATGCCGAGGGCAAGCCGGCGAAGCGCAAGGGCAAGATCCTGATGACCTGGCAGCACTTCGCGGGCTGAGGCGTCATGCAAGCAGATCAAGAAAAAGGCGGCGCGCTCGCCAAGTTGGCCGGCATCTTCTGCCAGGAGCCGCGATTCCGTGCGTTCCTCGATGCCAAGTGGCGGGACGATGCGCCCTACAACACCCCGGAGAAAGCGGCCGATCTGATCCGCCGCGTTTGCGAGGTCGATAAGCGCCGCAAGCTGGACCACGACCCTGCCGCCGCCGAGCGCTTCCATGACCGCATTCGCATCCCGTATGTGAATTGGCAGCTGGGGCGCGGCCAGTGACCGCTTATTACAACGAGATTGACCCGTTCGCTGCGGCCTGGCTGCGCGAGCTTATCAAGGGCGGCCACATCGCTGCTGGTGAAGTGGACACGAGGAGCATCAAGGATGTACGACCTGCCGACTTGCGCGGATTCGATCAATGCCATTTCTTCGCCGGAATCGGGGGATGGTCTCTCGCGCTTCGCCGCGCCGGCTGGCCAGATGATCGACCTGTTTGGACCGGTTCCTGTCCGTGCCAACCTTTCTCCTCGGCAGGCCAAGGAGCTGGGTTTGATGACGAGCGGCACCTCTGGCCAGACTTCCACTGGCTCATCCAAGAGTGCCGCCCTCCAGTCGTCGCTGGAGAGCAAGTTGCAAGCAAGGATGCGGACCCTTGGGTCGACCTTGTACAGGCTGACATGGAAGCCATGGACTACGCCTTCGGGGTCGATCCGTTTCCGTCTGCGGGCATCGGTGCTCCGCACATCCGGGACCGATCTTACTGGATGGCCTACGCCCGCAGCGCACGATCATTCCGGGGGCGGCAGCTGGAAGGTCGCCATGCGGAAGATCAACGGCGAGAAGCGGCCGAGCGGCAACGGGGTGCATTCCGGCCTGAAGGACTTTGCGCACCTGTCCGGCTGGCCGACCGCGACAGCGCAGGACGCGGTACGCGGGGCCAAGGACGCAAGACCGTGGGACACGGGGCGGCCGCTCAACCAGATTGCAGCATTGGCAGGCTGGGCCACGCCTGCGGCCAGGGACTGGCGCAGTGCGAGTGCCAGCGAGGAATTCCTTGCGGAGCGCCTGGAGCAGGCGAGGGGAAAGCCCCTCTCGGAACAGGCATTTTCTCTTACGGGGTGGCCGACTCCGAACACGATGGACGTCGTGGATCGGCAGGCGATCCGGCCCAGCAGAATTGCGACAGGTCGCACATCTGGTTACCTGACGGAAGATATCTTGTATCTGAAGGACAACCCCCAGCCGGCCCGACTAACGGCTTCTGGCGAGATGCTGATTGGCTCTTCTGCCGGGATGGAAAGTGGCGGCCAGTTGAACCCGGCACATTCCCGCTGGCTCATGGGATACCCGCCCGAGTGGGACGATTGCGCGGTTATGGCAATGCAATCAATGCCGAGCAAGCGGCGCTCTTCATCAAAGTGATGGAGGAGTGCATTTCATGATGCGCCGCGCACCCATGAAGCCAGGCAGCAAGCCCATGAAGCGCACTGGGTTTGCCCCCAAAGCCAAGCCCTTAGCCGGCCTGCTGCGCACCGCAAATTTGGGTAAATCTGCGCTGCAACCCCCGCCAGGCTTGAAAGGGGGGCGGCCTGCTCGTTCACGCCCGAAGATGACAAAGATCCGCGCCTCTGCGCTGGACCAGGAATGCACATTGCGATTCCCGCTGGTGTGCAACCACCGCACCGACACCACCGTGCTTTGCCACAGCAACCAGCTGAAGGACGGCAAGGGAATGGGTCTCAAGGCCCCGGACACTTGCGCCGCGTACGGCTGCAGTGCCTGCCACGACGTCCTCGACGGTCGCGCCCCGCGCCCCGCCGGCATGAGCCATGAACAGATGCTTGAGCGCTTCGAAGAGGCGGTCACGCTGACCCACCAAGTTTTGGCCCGCAAGGGTTTGTTGAAAGTTGAAGAATGAGTATCGAACTCACCCTGAAAGTCTGGCAGCGGTCCTTGCCGGCGTCCCCGAAGATCGTCTTGCTGGCCTTGGCTGACCAGGCCTCCCAAGACGGGGTGTGTTCTCCGCGACTCCGCGACCTGGCCGATAAGGTGGGCATGAGCCCGCATTCCGTCAGGACGAACCTCCTGCAGTTGGAATCTATGGGCGCGGTGATCTGCGAGCGCCATGCCTTCCGCGCATCGACATATAGGGTGATCGGATGAGCATCGAGGCCATGCAGTGGGCGTTCCACCAGGATATCAAGCCTGCGTCGATGAAATTCGTCCTTGTCTCCCTCGGCGACAACGCCCAGCACGACGGCATGGCCTGGCCCTCCATTGCAGCGCTGTGCGAGAAGACGGGATTGGACCGCAAGACGGTGATTTCTGCCTTGAATCGCCTGGAGCAGGCCGGTTTCCTGTCAGACAGCGGAAAGCGTACGGGGAGCACTGGCCAAGTGAAGGTCTACCGGTTCAACTTTGATCGCCTTAAGGATACCGAAAACGGAACGGTACCGAAAACGGAACAGTACCGAAATTCCCGTCAAAGAGTACCGAAAACGACCGGTAACAGTACCGTTTTTCCGCATAAGAGTACCGAAAACGGGACACGGAACCCACAAGAACCCCCAGAACCATCAGGGAACCCACAAGACGCGCCTTCGGCGCCTGCCGCTGAACCGGTTTGGAAACCCCTGCAGGCTCTGATCGCCGCCGGAGTCAAGAAGCAGACCGCGAAGGACTGGCTTGCCCTGCGCAAGGCCAAGACGGCGCCGGTCACCGAGACGGTCTTCGACCTGGCGACCCAGGCAGCCAAGCAAGCCGGCGTGACGCTGCAGCAGGCGCTGGAAATTTGCTGCGTTCGCGGCTGGACCGGCTACAAGGCCGAATGGATCAAGAAGCACCTGGCCGAGGAAGGTGCCGGCACTGGTGGCGCGTGGTGGGCAACCGATGAAACCGTGCTGGCTAAGGGCTCGGAGCTGGGATTGAAGCCATACGCCAGCGAATCGCATTTTTCCTTCAAGCAGCGGGTACAGGCTGCGATTGACAACGGTGGCAAGCCGCCCACAGCAGTATCAGGGCAGCGCCTGGTCACGCCGCCGACCATGGAGCCCAAGGCCGACGTATCACCAGAGAACCGGCAGGCCGCGCTGGAAGCGGCTCGCGGGCTGAAAAAGAGGGTGGCGTGATGCGCTGCCTGGACTGCGTGCACTGCGATCTGCGCAGCAAGCCCGAAATGGCGAAGCGCGGTTTCGTGAAATGCAAGTTCGTGGAGTCGGCCACCTACCCGAGCGCTACATCGCAGCGGGATTGCAGCCACTTCGAAGCCGCGCCGCAAGAGGCGGTGGCCAAGCGCAGCGCCTGGCTGCAGGCGCAACAAGAATTGTTCAAGCAGCAAATCATTTGAAGGGAGCAGCAGCATGGCAAATCGACGTAACGGGCAGATTCCTCCTCAGCGCAACCCCGGACCACCGTCCGCGAAGGACCGCCAGGTCGGCGGATCGCACTACAAGGACATGGCCTTGGAGCCCTGGGAGGCAATTGAGAAATGGATGACGCCCGAGGAAGTGCGCGGCTACCACAAGGCCACGGCGCTGGCGTACCTGGCCCGCGAGCGCGCGAAGGGCGGCGACGAGGATATCGCCAAGGCTGCTCATCACCTGCAGCGCCTGGTCGAGCTGAACGAGGGGCGCTGATGAAGCTGGTCACCATCACACTGCCATTCCCGGACAAGCGCCTGAACCCGAACAACGCGAACGGCCTGCACTGGGCCGCAACGTCGGGTTTGCGGAAGAAGGCGCATCTGGAAGGGTTTGTCCTGGCTCGCGAGGAGGCTCGTTCCATCGCATGGTGCCCGGTGAAGGGTGACGTTCCGCTACGCATCACTTTCGAGCTTCCGGATCGCCGCCCGCGTGACCGTGACAACTTGCTGGCGGCGATGAAGGCCGGATTGGATGGCGTTGCCGAGGCATTGGGCGTTGATGACAGCCAAATTGAGCCGGTGATGCTGACGCGTCGTTACGGCCGCAAGCCTGGTGCCGTGCATATCGAAGTGGGAGGTGCGGCGCCATGAAGAAGCGGAGTAAGGCCTACAAGCCTGGGCGCATGGCCGGCGACACCATCAAGTTGAAGATGCAGCCGTGGAAGGTCAAGGCAATCATGGACCCACTATTGGCGATCATCGACCAGCTGGAGCAGGACGGGACCATTGACGTGGCCGACAACGGCGCGGCCATTTTCAAGGATCAAGGCGACGGCCACTGGTACGACAGCGCGGTGGCGATTGCCGGCGTGGTCGAAGCCTTCGAGATCCACGAAATCCGCATCGGCCAGGATCTGTGCTTGGAGGGCCTGCGCAAGCTCGGGAAGGCGCTGGAATACGGCATGCCCATTGACCACCACCAGACGACGGCCGCTCGCGAATCGTTGCGACACATCCGCGCTGCGTCCCTCGAAATGACCGCTGGCTATGCCCGCGACCTGATCAAGGACTTCCAGATCAAGGAAGGCCTGCAAGAAGCGGCCAAGGCCGCATAACAACGAATTTACCTGGGAGAGATAGATGCAAAACGTTCAAGAAGCTGCGCTAATAGTCATGGTTCAACCGGCTCCCGTGGCCCGCGATGAAGTTGGCTACTTCTGGCATCCCGATATGCCGAACTTTGATGAAGACCAGCATGCATACCTGGCCTGGGTTGAGGCACAGGGCCTGCAGCTGAAGATTGACGACCTGGAGGACTATCCGAGCCACCCAGCTCACAACCGCTATTTCGGCGACGGTTCGGAAGATATCAGCGACTGGGTATCCGAGCGACCGGCTGGCGATGGCTGGTTCACGCTGGCAATTCACATGACCGAAGACAGTGCCGTGTGGGTGTGGGCTCGTCGTGATGACGGGAGCGACCTGTGAGCGCCTCTACTCTGTTCGAACACAGGCCGACGGACGCAGAGATACTTGCCTGTGTGCGCGCCCACTCCCGGTCGGTTACTGCTGTGATCGCGAGCCGCCTCATGAAGCCTGAGCAAGGGCCGGTCTATACCGCATTCATCCTGCGCCGCATGAAGGCCATGGAGAAGGCCGGCTTGGTCAAGCGCGTGAAGTCGAGCTATGCGGTGCAGATCTGCTGGTCTGCGGTCATGGAAGGCGGTGCCTCGTGAGCTACAACCTGAAATATCTGATCCTGCGTTCGGAATTCGGCGTGGAACTAGGCTTCATGTTTCCGACTGAGATTGCGCACGCCGATTTTCTGGAGGGTGTTCGCACCACGCCCATCGGCCGATACCAGAGCAACGGCCTCAGCTGGGAGCGCCTTCTGCGACGCGCTGAATGCATCTCTGGCGGGTTTGTTGGACCACATGGATGCCATGGCAGCAGCGAGTCTTGCCGGGTTAAGTCGCGAGGCCATGCGGATACGGTGGTCATTTTTGGCAAGCAGCAGGCCGATTTGATGCATGAGGTGTCGCAATGATCGCCGCCATCCCCGCCGAAGACCGGCCGACCATCGTCCGCCAAACAATCCCAACCCATTTGGAGCAGGCAGTGAAGACTTTCCGCATTGAGGCTGTACATCACTTCAGCAACGTGCTGCCGAATCGCTTCAGCGTCTTGGCACGCGCAATCCGCAACCATGGCCCGCTGACCTGCATTTCGTGCGGCGCTAAAACCGACGCCAGCGGCAATCTGCCCTGCGGCCACTGAGGGAGGCATAAATGCACGGCGACGATTTTGAGCTAATTCTGACGCTGTTGGCGCTCTTCGGGGCATTCGGCGGTGCGCTGATGGTGCTGCTGCGCTACTTCGCCAAGGATGACGGGGAAAGCCTGTCAGGAAAGCAATAAGGGGAATTGCATGCGCCAGTCGCGTTTTACAGCATTGCAGCATGGTTTGAATGCCACCGCGAAGAAGGTCTTCGCCGTGGTGCCTATCGCTGAGCATTGGACGTCAACCCATATCGTGGCCGAAATGCGGCGCCAGGGGATTGCTATCGACATGCGCGTGGCCGGCGGCTGCATCGCGGCGCTGCTGAGCACTGGCCTTGTGGTGGAGGGCAAGCCAGGGCATTACACCCGCGTGAAGGTGAATGAGCCAGGCGCGAAGGACGAGGAGCCGGCGCCCCGTCGAGTAGTTGAATTTAAAAAGGAGAGCAAGGTGCCACAAACGACAAATCTGCCGGCAAAGCCGAATCAATCCGCTATCGCCAAGCTCGCGGCGCTCTCGGAGCGTGCTGTGGCTATCGGAATGATGCTCAAGACCCTGAGCGATGACATTGCCAAGGCTGCAATTGAAATCGACGACGAGGCGGCGGCACGAGAAATCGAGACCGGGAAGATTCGCCAGCTGCAACAGTTGCTTAAGGAGATTGGCGGATGAACCCGGCGACGATGACCGAGCGCATGAGCGACAAGCAGCTTGACGCCTATTGCCAGGAGTGGGTGGCCTGGTCGAGTACGCGAAAGTTCTATGTGCAGCCTGGTGCCCGGAACTTTCTGGCGCGCATGCAGCCAGCGAAGGTCAAGGAACCGCCGAACGCGCGCAACAGTCCCGACATGCAATTTTTCAACATGGCGATTTGGGCCATGGCGGACATGAAGGAGCATGAAAGCGGTTGGGCATGCTTTCGCGTCTGTTATGGCAATCACGATGCCTTGCTCAAGCAAAAGATCGCCGAATTGAAAATCAGTCGCGGCACCTACTACAACCGCACCCGGGCGTTCGCTCGCCAAGCGTTGTCGCTTTCGCGAAGCCTGCGCGCTGCTGCGGAAAACATGAAGAATCTGTAAACATAGCGCCCGAGCAAAGTCTAAAATTATTGAACAAAATAGTTTGGAAAATTTTAGACTTTTTCCTTTAAAATACGCCCTATTCAGATAGTCTGAAAAACTGTCAGAAAAATTTAGGCCACTTTGCAGATAGCTCTGGGTCGAAAAAGAAAGCCCCGTTCCTCTTGGTTCGGGGCTTTTTGTTTCGCTTTCCATATTGCCCTTTAGCCGCGCTTGCGGCTTTTTATTTCTGGAGTCCGGAATGCCCAAGATGCGCGCCAAGATGCAGTTGAACAAGATAGAGCAGCATGTCGGCTGCGAAGTGCTGCACTTCAATGCCGTGGCCGCCGCGAGCTACCCCTCGGATGGCAGCGACGAAGACAACACCTTCGCCAAGTTCTCGCCCTCGGCCACCCTGAGCCTGACCGTTGCGAACCCCGCGCTGATCGGCCAGTTCAAGCCTGGCGAAAAGTATTACGTCGATTTCACTCCGGTGGAGTGAGCTGTCAAATTTTTCTGCGTCGGTAGCTCAATGGCAGAGCCGCTGCCTTCCAAGCAGATGACGAGGAGTTCGATTCTCCCCTGACGCTCCACAGATGTCTCCTCCCTTTTGAGGGTTTGCCCACTTCCTTTGCTGGTCGTGGGCTTTTTATTTGCAGTTCGCCGATGGGTTTTTCCCTCTCGCCGCTGCTGGGTTCACTCACCTTCCCGGAGCTTCCATGTTGGATCAGATGACGACAACTTACGCGTATAACGCGGACGGCACAGTTGCGTCCATCACCAAGACGGATGGTCGCCTGACCTGGGTGAAAACATTTACGTATGTGAACGGGAAGGTGTCGACCACTTCCAAGTGGGTGCAACAATGATCGATGAGGGCGAATTCCTTGAGCTGGCGACGATCTTCGGTTTTACGCCTAGTGGCGGCGGAGGTGGTGGAGTCCAATCTGTATCTGCGAATGCCCCGGTAACTTCCTCTGGTGGTTCGACGCCGACAATCGGTATTCCTGCGGCCACTTCCTCTAACGATGGGTACATGACTCAGGCGCAGGCGGCTTCCCTAGCCCAGGCTGCCAGTCAGGCCACCGTAGAAAAGCTCGCTACTGCTGGCTCTGCCATCACTTTGACCACTTCGGCTACGCCGACCGCTGGCGCGTTTGCCGTTTTTCCTTCTGCCACATGCACTGCGTTGCGCATTACTGCGGACAAAGTTGCTCTGGAATATCAGCGTGGCGGTTCTGGTGCGGTGCACTTGATCGAGGCTGGTGAGACCAAGCATATCCTGGGAATCACCAATGCCAATCAGATCGGCGTGCGCCGCCGCGACTATGCGACCGCAAATGTCACCACCCAGGTGACCGTGGTTGTCGCGGAACCTCTCACTTCCCTTGCTGCCTACTCGGTCACGAACCTAGCCGTGGTCAACCCGTCCGGCAGCACCTATACAGCTTTCGCTTCGACGGCCTGCACGTCCCTGTGGCTGCTGAACCGTTCGCGCGTCGATATCAATTACAAGATCGGCGCGGCTGGTGCGGCCCGCGAGTTGAAGCGTGGCCGAGGAGTCTGGATTGACGGCCTGACCAACGCGAACCAGGTGACCGTTCTGGCGTTCGATAACCAGGGCGCCACCGTCCTGGCCGAGGCCTATAACGGCGCTCGTCCCATGTTCGCCACGAATTACGAGCTGGCTCAGGAAGTTAGCCCCACGGCCATCATCCGCGTGGGCGACGTGTCCGGCGGCAATATGGACATGGATATCGAGATGGCGACCTTGATCTCCAACTTCTCGCCGTTCACCCGCTGGACCGCCCGCGGTCGCTCGCTGGCCCGCTATGATGTCGCGGCAAACGTGACTCTCGTTGGCACCGGCATCACCGTGGCGGATGTGGCACCGACCGAGTCCGCCAAGCAGACCACGCAGAACCCGTTAAATGCGTCATCTGCCCGTTTGGCTGTTCGTGCTACCTGGGGCAGTACTCAAACCGGCGTGTTCAAGTCGAGCATCGGCGGCCAGCCTTCCGGCATCGATGTCACGGGCGGCTATATTTTCAATGGCAGCAAACTGGTCAGCGGCACGCCGTCAGCCGTAGAACTGCGCTTGTACAACGACACGCTCAACGGCAGTTCGGATGCGATTTACTATTCGCTCGCTGTCACTGCCGACCTGAACAACGGCCTTGCAAACATCTACGGACACAACGCCCGTAGCTTCCCAGTCAGCAAGTTCGTTTCCGTCGGCGGCGCGGCTGCGGGTACCCTGACTGCGGTCAACCGTGCAGCGCTGGTCGTCACCGGAACGACCGGTATGGTGGTGCAGCTGGAAGACATCAAGTTCGTTGTACCGGCGTTCGACCGTGCGCACTTCTATATCACCTTTGACGATACTTACGCATCGTCGCTGCGTGAAATTGAGAAGACGATGTCCACCTACGGTTTCCCGGGGTGCTTCTACTTTTCGCCGCTGGCCTCTACGCTCGGCAACGGTGGTGGTGATCGTATCCACCCAACAGATGCGCTGGGTGCGCAGAATATGAAGGGGTGGCAGATCTGTTCTCAGGATTACCGGCTGGAGGGTAACTACGATAGCACGGCCCTGGAATACAAGACGGGCATCGCCAAGACCCTGGCGCTGGCCAACATGCTGGGCTTCGACTGCGACGGCGTCCGCGATGGCTCAATCTTCGGCGGCGGCACCAACAATGGCGGCGAGCCGAAGATCTACCATGCTGACCCGCAATTTCTTGCGTCCATCCGTCGCTTCGACAACAGCAGCACGACATCAGGCGACGTTTTCCCATTCGTGGATACGATGCCGCCAGGAGATCCCTACAATCTGCGGGCTCTGAATGGCAGTTCGTGGGCAGGCATGTCCCTGGGCTCGTCCGCAGTCGCAGCGCGCTGGCAGGCCTATGCACAGCAGGTGATCGACAACAAAGGAATGGGGTTCCTGAGCTTCCACAACGACAGTAACTCTGCCGAAAACGCTGGTGCTCTGGCGATTTTCCTGCCTTGGTTGAATAGCCAAGTTGCAGCCGGCACGATCTACGTGACCACGCCGGTACGCTCCCGCCGTGCATATGCCGCGCGCCCTTTGTCGTAACCGCGAGATGCTGAAACTAAATGTGAAGTCGGACCTTGATCGGCAAGCGCGTGAGATTGTCGGGAGCTTGCACAAGCAAGTTGAGTTCGCCAAGGCCCAAGCCCTGAATACGGTGGCGAGAGAGGTTATGAAGGCTGAGCAGGACAACATCCGCTCGGTCTTTGCTCATCCCAAGCCATTCACTCAGAACTCTCTTGGTATCAAGGGTGCAACCAAGTCGAATCCGGTAGCTGTGATTTTCATGAAAGACATCACCGCCAAGTATCTTGCGCCGTATGAGACGGGCGGGGTACACGTGCTGCCGGGTAAGGCTCTATTGAACCCGAAGGACATCAAGCTAGATCAGTACGGGCAGCTCCCCAAGTCCGCCCTGGCACGGCTAAGGGCGAGACCGGACATCTTCATCGGCCCGGTGACGACCAAGGCCGGCATCGTCAATGGGGTGTGGCAGCGGGCGACTACGCCAAATGCAAAGGTCAGAGGGCGCGGTGGACGTGCATTGCGTGGCGCGAACAAGACAGGGCGACTGAAGCTGCTGATCCGGTTCGGCGATGCGTTGCCGGTCCGTAAGCAATTGCGCTTCGGCCTGACTGCCAAGCGGATCGTTGATGCGAAGCTGGCGCCGGCGTTCGCTGAGGCCATGGCGCGAGCAGCAGCCACTGCGCGCTAGATGAGAGGAGTTCCTTTGCCCTTCGAGCGGGTCCTTCCGGGGATCCCCTTGAAGGGCGGGCATTGCGCACCGCGTTGTATCCCCAGCTATGACTTTTTGAAATTTGGGTAACAGGTAACAAATGGAACTGCTGAAGCAAGCGGGCTTCGCCACCCTTCACGGCGTCAGTCGAAAGACGGTGACAAAGTGGAAGGAGCGCGGCTGGCTTGTGTTTCAGGACGATTTGGTTGACGTCGATGCATCCAATGCGCTGCTGAAAAAGTACCGAACCGACGCTCTGGAAACTGTTACCCCTACGGAGCAGGGTAACAAACAGGGTAACAAGTCGGGCAACAACCCAGGTAACAAAACGGCCGCTGCCGTGGGTAACAAAAGGCAGGCGCTTCCGCCGCCCGAGGTGGCCGACGATGAATCAGTCGAGGAGGCAGCGGGGCGCTATATCGAGGCGCACGGTGCCCCTTGGGATCGAGAGGAAGCTCGGCGAATCAAGGAGAACTACCTCGCGCTCCTGAACCAACTGGAATATGAAGAGAAATCGGGAAGGCTGGTTGACCTGGCTGTAGCCGAGTCGGTCCTGTTTGACCAGGCACGCGCTGCTCGCGACGCCTGGATGAATTGGCCGGCGCGAGTGGGGCCGTTACTGGCGGCAGACTTCGGCCTGGAGGCTGACCGCGTAACCGAAGCCCTGACAGCCTATGTCCACAAGCACATCGCAGACCTTGGGGAGCCCAACGCAGACTTCCGGCCCGAAGGCTGACCGTCTGCGTCGCAGCTTCCGGCAAGGCTGGACGCCTCCGCCACGCATCAGCGTGCCTGAATGGGCAGACCGGTATCGGCAGTTGGCGCCCGAAGCGGGAAGCACTTCAGGTGCCTGGCGCACCGATACTGTAGAGATCGCGCGTGGCCCCATGTTGGCGGTGACTGAGCCAGGTGTCCATATCATCACGGCGATGGTGAGCACCCAGCTGCTCAAGACAGCGCTGCTAGAAAACGTGTTCGGCTTCTTCGCGCACCTCGACCCGTGCCCGATGCTGCTGTTGCAGCCGAAAGAGGAGGCCGCCCAGCAGTTTGCGAAGGAGCGGATTGCCCCATACATCCGGGTAACGCCGGTCTTGCGAGCGTTGGTTGGTACCAGCAAGACACGTAACAAGGATGAAACGCTGCTGTACAAGGCATTTCCTGGCGGGTTTCTCGCGCTGGCCGGCGCGGGCAGTCCTGACAACCTGGCGCGCCGCCCGATTCGCGTGCTGCTGTCAGATGAGGTCGACAAATATCCTGTGACGCGTGAGGGCGATCCCATCGCTCTGGCAGAGGAGCGTACCGCTACCTTCGGGGTGAATTGGCTCTCCATTCGAGCGTGCTCACCTACGATTGAGGACGAAAGCCGGATCGAGGCTAGCTATAAGGATTCCGACATGCGGCGGGCTTCGCTTGAGTGCCCGCATTGTGGTCACCGGATGTTTCCGGATTTCTTCAAGCATGTCCATTGGGACAAGCGCTTGGACGATGCTGGCAACGTTGTTGAGCACTTGCCCAAGACAGCCAGGATTTATTGCGAGTGCTGTGGGGTGCAGTGGTCTGAAGGCGACCGGCTCAAGGCGCTGAAAACGGCCCGCTGGCATCAAACCAAGCCTTTCGACTGTTGCGGCGCCCGTCATGTGCCACTGCTGGTTTATGACCAGCGCTGGAACGAGAAGGACGAAGGCAGTGTAGATGTGGTCTGGGATTGGTGGGCGAGTGAGCGCCACGCTGTGTATCGGGCGAAGTGCCCGGACTGCGGCGCAACGCCGGTCGATAACAGCCATGCCGGATTCCAGGCCAGCAAGCTGTACTCACCCTGGCAAAAGGACAAGCCGGCAGACATTGCTGGTAAATGGCTGAAGGCAAAAGGCGATCCGGATCGCGAGCAGGCATGGTGGAATACGCAGATGGGCCTGCCGCATCGCCCGCACTCTGGCAAAGAGCTGCAGCTGGAGGCCCTCGTAGCGCGTGGTGAGATCTGGCCAGCGGCTGTCCCTGATGGTGTTGGCGTCGTGACGGCGGGAGTTGACGTTCAGGATTACCGGGTCGAGGTCGAGATGGTCGGATGGGGGCGTAATGAGGAAAGTTGGTCGATTGACACCCATGTGATTGATGGTGAGTTCTCGGACCCGAAGGTGCAGGAGCAGCTTGATTCCTACCTGGCTCAGATTTGGCGCCGAGTTGATCGGCGCGGCTTCGAGGTAATGGCCGCTTGTATCGACTCCGGTGGCCACCATACCGAAGCTGTGTACCAGTTCTGCAAGGCCAGACTCGGCCGGCGCATCTGGGCGGTCAAGGGCGAGTCTGCGCGGAATGGGGCGCGTAACCCGGTCTGGCCGACCAAGCGCCCGAGTTCGCGGAACAAGTCGACCTTCCGGCCGGTGATTCTTGGCGTCAATGCTGCCAAGGACACCATCCGTAATCGGCTGCATCTGGAGCACGTGGGGCCTGGCTATATGCACTTCCCCCATGACCGAGACATCGGCTACTTCGCACAGCTGACCTCTGAGCGCTCCGTGGTGAAGGTGCAGTCCGGTCAGAAGTTCCGGGTCTGGGAGCTGCCTAATGGGAAGGCAAACGAGGCGCTTGACATGCGGGTGTATGCCTACGCGGCCCTATGCGGTCTGATGCATATTGGTCTCAAGTTAAACAAGCGTGTCGATGCCTTGCTTGCGCCTCCGCCGGTTGATGAAACGGTTTCCATTCCGACAGACGTGCCCACGGCGGCAGCCGCGAGTGTCGTCCAAGTGGCGCAGAGCACCAGAAAATCGCTGGCCGCAAGGCTCGCATAGGAGAAAGCATGTCTATCACTACCAAGGTCGGCGCAGTGACCTTTACTCACAACGCCGCGATGACGGGAGAGGTCGAGATTGAGCGCGCAGGACTGGCTGTCACGGTGCCCTTTGAGGCACTGACCAAGATCGTTTCCGACAAGGTACGTCAGCAGATGATCGAAGGTATCGAAGAGCTGAAGCCGCACGAAATCCTCGCGCTGGCGGCCTCCAAGGCTTCGCGGAAAGCATAGCGATGTCGAATTACGATCCCGCAACCAGTGACCTCGCTAACGTTCCGATCGATACACTGAAACAGTGGCAGATTGATGCGTTACAGGCCATGCACGACCTAAGCACTGGGAAAAAGCGCGTGACTGTCTCCTATAGCCAGGGTGATGGAGCTCGATCCGTCACCTACCAGCAAGCCAACATCGAGGACTTGCGGGCTTGGCTGGCAAAGCTCAATGCTCAACTGGGTCTCGGCAGTCGCCGCCGGCCAATCTGGACAAACTTCTGATGACGACCATTCTTGACGCTTCGGGCCGACCGATACAACGGGCCAGCCCGGCCCGCGCTCGTCCGTCTGCGTCGTTGAATGGCTCGGCGCCTAGCGTGTTTCCCTACGATGCGGCTAGTTGGCAGACGCAGGAGATGGGTGATTGGCTGCCCTGGATTCGTTCGCCCGACTCCGAAATCAACCAGTTCCGGGATCGGATGGTTGCGCGCCAGCGAGATCTGGTCCGAAACGACGGTCTGGCCTCGGGCGGTATCACACGAATTCTGGACAACACGGTTGGCGCATCGCTGAAGCTGTCGGCCATGCCGGATTACATGGCGCTCCAGACACTGACTGGCCTGCGGACCTTTGACGCTCAGTGGGCGGTCGAATTTCGTCGGGCGGCAGAAGCTCTGTGGCGCACCTATTCCGAGGACCTCGGGCGGTATGGTGATGTCAGCCGCCAAATGACGACATCGCAGCAGCTCCGCCTGGCGATGCGGCACAAGTTGGTTGACGGCGATGCCCTGATGATGGCGTATTGGCTGCCGGAGCGTATCGGTGTTGGCGCAGCGCGCTATGCCACCGCGTGGCAAGTCGTCGATCCGGATCGTCTCTCCAATCCCTACCAGATCATGGACACCAAGCACATGCGCGGTGGCGTGGAGATTGATGATTTCGGTGTGCCGGTGGCCTACCACATTCGGAAGGCAGAGCAAAACGACTGGTATAACGCCGTCGAGGCCAACACCTGGGAGCGCATTGAACGAGAAGATCCAGATGGTTGGATCCGGGTGATCCACGATTTTGAGCGCGACCGTGCCGGCCAGAACCGCGGCATCGGTGTCTTCACCTCCGTGATTGCTCGCTTCAAGATGCTTGCCCGGTATTACGGTGTCGAGCTCCAAGCGGCCACTATTGCGGCAACGTTCGGGACCTACGTCAAGAGCCCCTATGATCCGGCGCTTGTTCAAGACGCGCTGGACGGCGACTCCGAAGAGCTCAGTAAGTATCAGCAGTTACGGGTCGATTGGTCAAACGAGCGCCCGGCGATGCTCAACGGGGCGCGTATTCCGACCTTGGCGCCAGGGGAATCGATCGAGCAGGTCGCCGCGGCGCACCCACACAGCGGATTCGGAGAGTTCGTGAGGGAAATGCAGCGTAGTTTCGCCGCAGCCAGCGGCATTTCTGCTGAGCAGATTTCTCAGGATTGGTCGCAGACCAACTACAGCTCAGCGCGTGCAGCCCTCCTTGAGTCATGGAAGACGTTGACACGTCGCTCGGCGGAATTCAAGACCAATACTGCCACTCCGGTATATGCCGGAGTGCTTCATGAAATGATGGATCGTGGGCATCTGCCGTTGCCTGCAGGCGCTCCCAGCTTCTTGGAGGCGCGTACAGCCTACTCCAAATGCGCGTGGCTTGGTGTGGCGCGCGGCTGGGTGGATCCGGTCAAGGAAAAGCAAGGTGCCATTCTCGGCATGGATGCCGGGCTCTCCACACTGCAGCGCGAGTGCGCTGAACAAGGCCTGGACTACGAAGAAGTCATCGCGCAGCGTGCCATTGAGGTGCAGATGTTCAAAGACAACGGCTTGCCGCCACCCAAGTGGTACAGCGATGACGCAAATTCGGCTTCCGAGCCCGAACAAGGAGATGAAGCGAAATGACCAACCTGCCATTCTTGGCGCAACGGCTATTCAATACGCCACTGGCCATTACCCCTGGCAAAGCCGAGGTCGTAATGGCCGCGCTGGCCGAGCGCTTCGGCATCACCCGGCTGTTCCGAATGGACGGACATGCTCTGGATCTGGCTGATGCGTCTGTTGCCGCCGGGGTGATCGCCAGTGATTCCTTCGGTGCGCCGCGTGATAGCGATCGTCGCGGCTACGAGGTGATCGAAGGCATCGCGATTATCCCTGTCCAGGGCACGCTGGTGCAGAAGCTGGGTACCCTTCGCCCCTATTCAGGGATGACGGGGTACGACGGGATTCGGGCCAACCTCAGCATGGCGCTGGAAGACACCGCAGTGCGCGGTATCGCATTCGATATTGATAGTCCGGGTGGCGAGGTCGCGGGTTTGTTCGACTTGGTGGACGCGATGTATGCCTGCAGAGGAATCAAGCCCATGCACGCGATCTTGAGCGAGGCGGCTTATTCGGCTGGCTACGCTATCGCCAGCGCCTGCGACCATATCGCGGTACCGCGTACTGGTGGTACTGGCAGCGTGGGCGTGATCTGCATGCATGTGGATTTTTCTAAGGCACTGACTGCCGCCGGTATCGCCGTGACCATGATCCATTATGGGGATCGCAAGGCCGATGGTCACAGTGAGATCCCGCTGTCCAAGGAAGCTCTGCAGCGCTTTCAAGCGGACATTGATGCCATGGGATCACTCTTCGTTGAAACAGTGGCGCGTAACCGTGGCATGAAGGTGTCCGCTGTTCGGGGAACCCAGGCCACCACGTTCCTCGGCGCCGCAGGCGTCGAAATTGGCTTTGCAGATGCTGTGATGGCACCTGATAAGGCATTCCAATCCCTGCTTTCCGAGCTGGGCCAGTAGTCATTTCATAAGGAAGAATGATGTCGAAACTCACCAAGCAAATGGCGAAAGTCTTGTCTTTCGCCCATCTCACCGGGGTTGCAGGTAAGCGCGCCGAGGAGGATGACAAGGACCGTCGCGAAGAAGCTGAGGATGACGATCCGGACAAGAAGGAACAGGACCGTGAGGACAATACCGGCAAGAAGGGCAAGCGTGCCGAGGACGACGACAACGATAAGGACAAAGCAGAGGGCGATGATCCTGACGACGATGAGAAGGACAGCGCGAAGGCCGACGATCAGGATGCCGAGGACGATGAGGAAGAAGAGATGCGCGGCAAGAGTGCTGCAGCCTCTGCCCGTCGCCGTGAGCGCGCTCGATGCGCGGCCATCTTCGGATCGAAGGCTGCCGGCCGCAATCCTGTCCTGGCCGCCAATCTGGCATTCAACACCAGCATGACCCGCAAAGAAGCCCTGGCCGTGTTGGAGAGTACGCCGGCAAGCATGGCTACTGCCGAGTTTGCGGGTGGTCGTGCCGCGCGCAATCCAGGCATTGGCTCCGGCGCTCCTTCCGCCAATCGTGCCCAGCAAACGGCCAGCCGCTGGGATGCTGCATTCAAGAAGGCTTCTGGCCGTCGCTAATCAACCCATCCATTTCGAAAGGACTCCCTGATCATGGGTAACCCGACAGTAACGCCGCTGCAGGAGCAGTGGCATGACGGTGGTTTCATCGTCAGCGAAGCAAACGGCCATATCTCACGCGAGACCGTCACCCTGACCGGTGGTGTCAAAGTGTTGGCGGGTACCGTGCTGGGTCAGCAGACTACCGGCAACACTGCAGCCGCTACCGCACTCGGCACCAATTCCGGTAACGGTACCTTTGGCGCTATTTCTGTGGCAGCGCCTGTGCAGGCTGGGGACTACGCCCTGCAGTTCGCAGACGCGACGCACTTCGTAGTCGAAGATCCGCAAGGTGTCGAAGTGGGGCATGGCACGACCGGTGTCGCCTTCTCCGGCGGCGGCCTGGGCTTTACCATCACGGCCGGCAGCAATGCCTTTGTGGCTGGCGATAGTTTCAAAATCACGGTCGCGGCAGGTTCCAAGAAGTATGCGCCTCTTAGCCTGACTGCCGCTGACGGCACTGGTGTGCCGGTAGCCGTGCTATACGGCACCAAAGACGTCACGGCCGCGGACAAGCAGGCCCTGGTGATCTTCCGCCATGCAGAGCTGAATGGCTCCGAACTGATCTGGCCCGCCGGCGCAACAGGGTCTCAGATCGCGGCCTTCATTGCCCAGATGTCCCAATCCAAGGTCCTGCTGGTCCGCTAAGGCCCATATCCTCGCCACTCTTCAAGCCGCCTTCGGGCGGCTTTTCTTATTCTGAAAGGACATTCGCCGTGAGCGACATTCTGAATATCTTCCAGCAAGACGCCTTCTCGGCGGTTGCCCTGACCGATGCAGTTCAGCGTAACCCGTACCAGCCGACCGGCCTGGGTGAGCTGAACATTTTTGACCCCAACCCCATCCGCACCACCGCGCTGGCAGTGGAGGAGCGCGAAGGCAAGCTGGCCCTGATCCCGTTCTCCGAACGCGGCGCCGAGGGTACCCAGCGTCAGACCGAGAAGCGCAAGATGCGCTACTTCGATGTGCCGCGTCTGATGCACGACGACACGCTGTATGCCACTGAGCTGCAGAACATCCGTGAGTTCGGCCAGGAATCAGTCCTGATGCAGGTCGAGGCCGAGGTTGCGCGTCGTCTGAGCGGCCCCACCGGCCTGCTGTCGAGCGTCGAGTACACCAAGGAATATCTGCGCCTGGCGGCGGTGCAGGGCATGGTGTTGGATCCGAAAGACGGCAGCGTGCTGTACAACTGGTTCGACGAGTTCGGCATCACCCAGTCCAGCGAAGTCGCCTTCAACTTGGCCGCCGGCACTGCCAATTCGCTGCGCCCGATCTGCAACGGCATCACCCGTTCCATGGCGCGTTCCGCCAAGGGCTCGTTCACCTCGACCACCCGTGTCTTCGCTCTGTGCGGCGACTCGTTCTATGACCTGTTCACCAACCACCCGGATGTGATCCGTACCTTCGTGAACTGGTCGGACGCGACGGCACTGCGCGATAACAGCCAAGGTGCTGCCTTCGCGGCATTCGACTTCGGCGGCATCACCTGGCTGAACTACCGCGGCTCGGACGACAACAGCACGATCAAGATCGCCGACGACAAGGTGAAGTTCTTCCCAGTGGGCGCGCCTGGCATCTTCCGCGAAGCCAATGCGCCGGGCGAAACCGTCGACTGGGTGAACACCCCCGGCAAGCCGGTGTACGTGCTGCCGATCTTCGACACGCAGCGCCGCATGTGGTGGAAGATGGAAGCGTATGCCTATCCGCTGTTCATCTGCACCCGTCCGGAAGTCCTGCAATCGGGTCGCGCCGGCAGCTAGGCCGTGATCGACTTCGATGCAGAGGTCCTGGCGGCCTGCCAATCGGAATTTGGCCGCCAGGCGCTTTACGCGCCATCTGGTGGTGCTCCCATCCCGGTGAGTGGCATCTTCACGGATGGCTACAAGTCCCCAGTCATTGATGGCGATGGGAATCCCGCCTGGACCACGACAGCGCCCACCTTCTGTGTGCGCGCAAATGACTTGCCGAGTTTTCCGGCCAAAAATGATCGGGTGACCATTGACGCGAAGCAGTATGTGGTGATGGATGCTCGCCCAGATGGCGTCGGCTGGATTGTTCTTCCTTTAAAGGTGGCTGGATGACGACTTCTGCGGATCTTCGCCAGATCGCCGTTGCTGCCCTGAAAGGGAAAACTTTGGCAGGGCAAAGCGTCTTTTCGCCTCGGGACCTGGCTACCTGGGACGGTGAGTATCCGATGCTCATCGTCACGGCACCGGAGGAGGAGGGCGAGTCATCGGGCAGGCATGGCGCACCGCTCTTCACCGTGACCACGACTCTGCACGTGCATGCCAGGGTGCGGCATCCGGCCGGCGACGATGATATTGGCGCTGTCTTGGTGCAGGCGGATTTGGAAGTGATGCGCGAGCAGATCAAGGCAGCGCTGATCAACTACACCCCGCTGATGAGCTTGTTGCAGCATTACCCGTTTTTCAGATCGCAGATGCAGGTGGGCACGCCCGATACCGATACTGCGATGCATTTGGGAACGCTGCACCAGCAGCTTGGTATGGAATTCGTGCAAAGCTCGGACCAGTTCTTCCAAGAGCCGTCCGCCCCGCTGGAAGGGATTGATACCCGTATTCCTCCAGCAACCCCAGATACGCCGCAGTTCGGCGCTGATGTCAATTTACCGCAGTGAGGCTTACATGCATATCAAACCATCCCCAGGACTGGTTGTCCGTGACCCAGTCACCATGGCGAAAATCCCTGCTGAAGGCGTGGAGGTCGGGGACTACGACCTTTATTGGGCTGCGCGCCTGCGTGATGGCGATGTCGTGCGCGTCGCGGATGTCCCTGAGTCGCCGCTCGAATAAGACGGCGACTTTTCAAAAAGATACCCAAAGCCTCGCGTTGCGAGGCTTTTTCATTTGGAGAAGAGCATGGGTGACATTTCGTTCCCGAATATTCCCAGTAACTTGCGGACCGGCCTGTTTTTTGCCGACCTGGACCCAAGCCGAGCCAATTCGGGGGCAAGCACTCAGCGCGCTCTCGTCATCGGACAGATCACTTCGGCCGGCTTGGGTGTGCCCAACGTGGCTACTATCTCGCAGGGCGTGGCGGACGCCAAGATCGTTGGTGGCGCGGGCTCGATGCTGGCGCAAATGATCGCAACCTATCGTAATGCCGATTCGTTTGGCGAGGTCTGGCAGTTGCCCCTATCCGACGATGTGGCGGCAACCGCCGCGACAGGGTCGATCAGTTTCACGGCCCAGGCTACCGACACCGGCGTGCTCTCGCTGTACATCGCTGGCAAGTTGGTCAGCCTGGCAGTAGCGGCCAGCCTGACGCCGTCTCAGCTGGCGACCAATCTGGTCGCGGCCATCGCGGCGAATCCCGATTTGCCGGTGGCTGCAGCGGTGGATGGCACCAGCGCCTTCAAGGTGAACTTGACTGCCAAAAACAAGGGCGCTGCTGCAGGCGATATCGATCTGCAGCTGAACTACCGCGGCAGCCTGGGCGGCGAGGCCACGCCGGCCGGTCTGGGCGTCACCATCACCGCCATGAGCGGCGGCACGACGAACCCGGTCCTCACCACCGCACTGGCCAACCTGGGCGACCGGGAATTCGATTTCATCGCGTTCCCATACACGGACAGCGCGTCGTTGGACGCAATCAAGTCGTTCTTGAGTACGAAGACCGGCCGTTGGTCGTGGCAAAAGATGATCTACGGACATGCTTTTGCGGCATTCCGTGGATCCTTGTCCCAGGCTACCACCCTGGGCGTGAGCCGCAATGATGAGCACGTGAGCATCCTGCCGTTCAACGGGTCCCCGTCGTCGTCCTACATCTGGGCAGCTGACCTGGCGGCGACAGCGGCTGTATCTCTGCGCGCCGACTGCGCTCGCCCTCTGCAGACCCTGGCGATGTCGACCGTGTTGGCGCCCCCGCTGGAGAAGCGCTTCACCATCACCGATCGCAACGTACTGCTGTGGGATGGCATGTCCACCTTCACGGTCGCCGACGACGGTACTGTGCAGCTGGACAGCATCATCACCACCTACCAGAAGAACGCTGCAGGTGTTGCTGATGACAGCATGCTCTACGTGGAAGCGATGTTCAATATCGCCTACGTACTGCGGCAACTCCGAGCCGATGTCACTTCCAAATTCGCGCGGATGAAACTTGTTAGCGACGAAACACGGGTGACTTACGGTACCAACACCGTCAACCCGAAGACGATCAAGGCCGCCCAGATCGGTAAGTACAAGCAGCTGGAGGACAACGGGTTTGCGCAAAACAGTGCTGCCTTCGCTCAGAACATCATTGTTCAGCAAAACAGCCAGAACCCGAACCGGGTCGATGTGCTTTATCCGGCGGTCCTGATGAATCAGTTGCGCGTCCTCGCGCTGCTGTTCCAGTTCACCTACCAGTAATCCAATGCGGCCGCAGAGAGCGGCCGTTTTCATGAATGGGAGCAATCCATGAACTTACTCGCGGGAACCTCGTCGGTTTCGGTCGATGGCGTCACCTATCAACTGGAAGGCAGCCTCAAATACAGCGTCTCCAAGGTCAAGCGTGAAACGCTGACAGGCCAGGACGGTGTGCATGGCTACAAGGAAACGCCTATCGCAGGGTACATGGCTTTCACGCTGCGCGATGCCGGCGGTCTGTCGGTGTCCGATTTCAACAAAATGCGTGACGCCTTGGTGGTCGCCCAGTTGGCCAACGGGAAGACGATCATCGGCAACAACATGTGGACCGTCGATGCTCAGGAAGTGGATACCACCGATGCCAAGTTCGATGTCCGTTTCGAAAGCAACAGCGTCACTGAGCAGACTGTGAGCTAAACCATGGACATGACAGAAGAAAAGATCCTCACCCTGAAAAAGCCAGTCAAGATAGGGGAGCAGATCATCGATCAGCTTACGCTGAAGGAGTTGACGCTGGCAGAAACCGGGAAGGTGAATAAGCAGCCGGACACCTTCGACAAGTTGGCCCTGATGATTTCGTTTTCTGCAGGCATCCCGGTGCTGGCGGCACAGCAGCTATGCATGAGTGACGCCCAGGCTGCCGGTGACATCATCTCGTCTTTTCTGCCGGACTCCCCCAAAACTGGCGACAACTTGCCGCAGACCTGACGTTCTTCTTCAGGTGGGGACCGTTTGACGTTTGGCAATTACACGTCAGTGAGTTCCAGTTCTGGCTGGAGGAGTCAAACCGCATAAAAAACATCATCCCAAATGGCCAATAATTTCCAGATCACCATCAGTGCGATCGATAAGACCACGGAGGTCGTTCGCAGGATCAACCAGCAGGTCGATCGCATGATGGCTCCTTTTGACCGAGTGACCAAGTCTGCCAACAGCCTTGGCAATGAGATTGGCACCAATCGTCTGATCAAGGGATTGAAAGGGGTGGCTCGCGGGGCGGAGGCAGCAGGGGAGAAGATTCGTAGCATCATTGCGCCGCTGACTGCCATTATTGGTATCGGCTCGATTGCTGGCATTACGGCGCTGGCCGCCGGCCTTGGGCGCACGCAGCTTGCCTTGCGCAACCAGGCGGTGTCGATAGGGATGTCTACCCAGGAACTACAGGTGTGGCAGGGTGCGGCGAAGCTGGCTAGCCTTTCCGCAGAAGACATGAACGGCGCCCTGGCCGGTGTTGGGGAAAAGCTAGACAATGCTTTTCGCACGCCTGAGACCGTGCGTGACATGAATGCGATTGGGCTGGAAATGCATCGGCTCAAGAACGGCTCAATCGATACAGGGCGAGCCATCCTAGATATCGCTTCCGCCATGGAGCGCCAGGGCAATGCGGAAACCAAAAAGCGTATTGCCGAAGCATTCGGTGTTTCGTCTATCTTCCCTCTGCTTGTGCAAGGACGCGCCGCCGTCGAAAAGTTCTTTTCGAACAGCTCGCGGATCACGAAGCCTTTTTCGGATCAGGAGATTGCTCGGGCCGCAGCGTATCAGCAGCAGGTCTTGGGCTTGGAACGGTCATTTGAAACATTGAAAAACTCGTTAGGTCTTGCCGTCCTACCGGCGTTCGAAAGAGTAACCGGTGCAGTTGGTCGGCTTGTCGAGCAGTATGGTGACGTGATTGCGACCAGGGTGGCCGAATACGGAGAGCGAATTGCCAATTGGATTGACAAGACGGACTGGTCGCGAGTGGTAAAGGACGTGGGTGAACTCGTCGATAACCTGGGCGGCGTCAAGACAATTGCCATAGCCCTTGCGGCGGTCACCCTGGTGGGTCCTGTAGCTGCTCTGGCATCAATGGCAGCAAGCGCTGCCAAGATTTCGGCGTTGCTGTTGCCTATCCTGGCCAACCCACTTGTCGCGGGAGTCGCCGCTGCATTTTTCAGTTCAGATCTGAATAAAGGGGAGGAGGCAGAGCTTGCCAGGCGGAGGGCTGGGGCGACAACAGCAATCGCGCCCACCGGCTCGCCCCTTACTACGCAAGCATCTATCGATCAGCGCAAGGCCTATCTAATCAGCAAGATGCGTGAGGATGGTTACAGCGATGCTCAGATTGCCGGAACAATCGGTAGTTTGATGCAAGAAAGTAATCTTGACCCAACTGCAGTCAATTCAAGCTCGGGGGCGGCCGGCATTTCGCAATGGCTGGGTCCCCGCAAGCAAGAATTCGAACGGCAGCATGGAAAGCGTGTGCAAGATTCTTCCTTTGAAGAGCAGGTGAATTACATGCTCTGGGAACTTCGAAACACCGAAAAGCGTTCCGGGAGCTTGTTGCGGCGGGCGGATACGGCGGAAAAGGCGGCTCAAATTCACACTTGGGAATACGAGCGCCCTGGTGTGGCGGAGGCGAATGTTGAACGCCGACAGGCCAACGCGGCCGCAGTGCTTGCAGCAATGAGTACTGGCCAGCGCACAATTGGTGCCACAGTTGGGGGGGCTCCAGCGGCCGCTGCTAGTACGCCAGATATAGCACCTCCTTCTGCTGGTTCGCCCGCGGCGGCTGGCCAGTCTGTGGTAACGGTGCGGTTTGAAAACGCCCCCAAGGGTATGTCAGCGAGCGTGAGGAATGAGGGGTCGGTGCGTGCGACCGTAGCCGATCCTGGGCAAGGAGGGCACTTATGAGCACTTTTAGCGTAGGGTCGGTAGTCGGAAGTATTGGTGGCGTCGCTTCTGCGGTGAATCAACTGGCCGACACTGCGCTTGGCCTTTTCGGTGAATCTGACAGCTCTTGGCTCAAGTCTCTGAAGCAGGCGAGCTATGGTGGCCTCCCGTTCGGCGTTATATCTTCTTCGGCCGGTGTTGGTCGGCGAGTTGTGGTCCATGAGTATCCGGAGCGCGATGAGATATGGGTCGAGGATCTTGGAAAGCGTGCGCGTCGATTTGGCTTCATTGGCTTCCTTCTGCAAGATGACCTGGTCTACAAGGGCGGCCCTGTCATTCAGCAGCGCGATCGCCTAATCGACATTCTTGAAAAGCGCTTTGACCAGACCAATCCGGGCTTGCAGCTTGTACATCCGACGATGGGCACGCTCAACAATGTGTGCTGCATCAATTGCGACATTCAAGAGCACGCAGAGCACGGAGGGTATTTTGAACTTCGCTTTGACTTCATCGTTTCAGGGGCGCGCAAGTATCCCGCTTCGACGACTTCTACTGAAGGCCAGGTAGTTTCTGCAGCGGATGCTGTCAAGTCGGCATCGATGATTGACTACTTGGCTAATATTGCAGCGGCAGTAAAGAAAGGGGCTGCCGTTGTGAAGCAATCTATCAGCACGGCTGTCGGGTGGTACACCCAGGCGTTGGGGCTTGTGAACGATGTGCGCCGGGTCTTCAGGTCCGTTTCGACGCTGGCGGGTAACCTGGGAAACATGTTCGGCGGTGCGAACAACGGGTATAGCGGGTCGAATGCCAAGGCGGCAAGTGGTGTGACGGCTGCGCAGTTGCTTGCCAACGACACGACCAAGCGGGCGTCCGTAATTCAGGCGGGAGCCGTTCTAGCTGGCGCAGCAGCATCACCTGCCAATGGCGCCGCTCTGTCGGCTGCTGCAAGTGCATTAGCACAGGCTCTGCTGGCGACAGCTAGCGACCCCGCTGATGGGGTTCGGCTGCTTTCCAGATTGTCTCAGTACCAGCCATCCGCGCCTACAACTTCATCTCAGACGGGGCAGGCGATGGCCAGCATGCAATCAGCGATCGGAGCGCTCATGCGGCGCACAGCGCTTGCAGAGCTGGCCAGTGCCGCCAGCAACTATCAGCCCGCCTCATCCGAGGATGCAATCGCAGTCCGGAATCAAGTATCAAGCCTCATTGAAAACGAGATCCAGATTGCCGGCGACTCTGGCGACGATGAAACCTACGTGGCGCTGATCGGTCTGAGGGCCGCGGTGATTGACGATCTCAATACCCGCGGTGCGCAGCTTGCGTCAGTGACTGAGTTCTCTTTTAGTGCACCCATGAACGCGTTGGCGCTCGCACAGCGCCTCTATCGAGATCCCAGTAGGGCCGCTGAGCTGATCTCCCAGGCTGCGCCTATTCATCCTGCTTTCATGCCGCCGGAGTTCCGTGCCTTGTCGGAATAAAGCATAAAGGCGAAAGCGGCATTATTGCAGTGTGGAAGAAGATATGAACGATGAGATTAGGATTGAACTTAACGGAAAGCAGATCTATGGGTGGACGAGCATCCATGTTCAGGTTGGGCTGGAGTTCTTTCCTGGCTCGTTTGTTGTTCAGTTCTCGGAGGTCTATCCTGGTGAATTGAACGCACTGCGCATGGAGCCAGGTTCTTACTTTGAACTGTTTGCCGGTACACGGCGCATGGTGGCAGGCTATGTCGATCGGTATCACACGGAATTTTCCGCTGGTGCCCATTCTATTGCCGCAAGCGGCCGAGGGAAATGCCAAGACTTGGTGGACGCAAGCGCCGAATGGCCTGGCGGCCAGTTTAGCAACGTCAACGCGTACACTCTGGCCCAAAACTTGGTTGCGGCCTACGGGAAAACGCCAGATGGCGACGTGACTCATCCTATCGATGTACTTTGCAGCGTCGATCCATCTACGCTGCGCATCATTCCTCAGCTGAATTTGATCTTGGGAGAGTCTGCGTTTGATGTGCTTTCACGGGTGGCACGCTATTCGCAGTTGATGATGTATGAGAATTTCGATGGAGACTTGGTGCTGTCGCGCGCGGGTACCGATGCAATGGCCTCGTCGTTGGAGGAGGGGGTCAATGTTCAAGCTGCAAGAATAGAGTACAGCGCGGACCGCAGATTCTCTGAATACACGTGTTTTCTGCAAAGCGTGGCCATGGGGCTGGATGCGGGGGACGGCGGCAATCTCCTCGGCGGCACCAAAGACAACGGTGTTCAGCGTAATCGCAAGCGCTACCTCATTGCCGAAGCGACTGCTGGGTATGTGGATCTCTGCATTGAGCGAGCGATTTGGCAGCGCAATAGCGCGAATGGGCGTAGCGAGGTCATCACGGTCGTCACCGATAACTGGTTTGACGAGGCGGGTAATCTTTGGCAACCGAATCGGCTTGTCACAGTATATCTGCCAAGCCTGAAGATGAAAGCACCGGTCACATGGTTGATCGCCAACGTCAATTTTAAAAAGGACGAAGGCTCGGGAACCACAGCGGAACTCACCATCATGCATCCTGGCGCTTACTCGGTGGAACCGATGGCGCTTTATACAAGCAACCTAATTGACACGAGCAAGATGTTTGCTAGCGGAAATTCACCCTATTGGGCGGAATGATGGACGGAATCGCAAAAATCGCCATGCGTCTGTTGTCCGGCGTGCTGCGCCTACGTATTGGCTTCATTGACGACTCCGGCGTCATGCAGCGCTTGCAGGTGCGCCTGAATGCGCTCCAGACAATCGACGGCGTGCCCTACATGTCGCACTTTGGTTTCTCGGGGCGCGCGCCAGTTGGATCGGATGCACTTGTTGCTTTTGTCGGTGGCGATCGCGGCAATGGTGTTGTGCTCGGGACCAATCATCCCGACAGTCGGCCTCGCAATCTGAATCAGGGAGAAGCAGCGGTATATAACGAAGTCGGGATCCGAATCTACCTTTCGAATGGAGGGCTGGTGATCGAAGCTGCAGGACTGCCTGTGTCCCTGAACAATGCGCCGACGGTAACCGTCAATGCCAGTACCAAAGTGGCGCTGAACACCCCGGAGCTGGATGTAAGTGGAAAGATCACCGCTGGTGGAGACATCACTGATAACGCCAGTACAGGCGGCAAGTCGATGGCGAATATGCGTGCGACCTACGACGATCACGACCACCAGATAGAGGGAATTCAGACTGGCCTGGGGGCGGTCACGAGCAAGAAGCCTAATCAGCAAGTCTGATTTGGAAAGATCTAAACAGAACCCGCTGCGGCGGGTTTTTTTTATGGGCGAATGATGGCTGATATTGCGGCTTACTGGGATTCTGGCGGGAGTCGAGGCGATTGGAGGGTTGTCGGTAGTGGGCTCGCGACAGGGAGTCCGATCACTACGCAGATTTTGATAAGTGCCTTCACTGACCGCGTCGCCGCACCAGATGACGAGATTCCGGATGGAACCACCAATCCTCGCGGCTGGTGGGGCGATGCGGGTGAGGATTACCCAATCGGCTCTCGCCTGTGGCTGCTGCGACGGGCGAAACAGACGGATGAAACGCTGCAGCGTGCCTATGACTACTTGGCCGAGGCCTTCCAATGGATGATCGACGACAAGGTCGTCCTGCGATTTGATATTTCGGTTCAATGGGTGCGCCGCGGATTCCTCGGATCGAAGATCGTGGCATATCTTCCGGACGGTAACGCGGTGCAGCAAGAACTTGGTTGGAAAATTGAGGTGACTGGGTAATGGCATATACGAGACCGACATTGAGTGACCTGCAGGAGCAGGTCAAGGCCGACATCGAGGCCGCCCAGCCGGGGACTGACGCGCTACTGCGGTTCTCTCCGCTGCGAATCCTTGGGCGTGTTCTGGCGGCCCTGATCAACCTTGTCTACGGCTACCTCGACTACATCGCTAAGCAGGCGGTCCCTTGGACTGCCACCGATGAATATTTGGCAGGCTGGGGCGCACTGAAGAAGGTTTATCAGAAAGCTGCTACGAAGTCGGTAAGTCCTACCGTCACCTTTCCGGCGACCTCTGGCACCATCAGCGCGGGGACGCAGTTAGTACGGGGGGATGGGGTCGCATATGTCACCACTACCTCCGGTACATCGAGCGGTGCCCCGATTACTGTGGCGGCTGAAGCGGTGGAAGCCGGTTCTGCTGGGAACTGTGATGCCGGTACCAAGCTGACCCTTGCCACTGCAGTGGATGGGGTGCAGTCCACGGGAGTGGCCACCGCGGCTTTTGTGGGTGGTGCTGATGTAGAAAGCCAAGACGACTTCTCGGGTCGAGTGATGGCTGGATATCAGTCATCGCCCCAGGGCGGCTCCGTGGATGACTATTCGACTTGGTCGACGGCCCAGGCTGGCGTAACTCGTGCGTGGGCCAATCCTGTGGGATTTGGCGCTGGAACCGTCGTAGTCTATTTTATGATGGATGACGTCGAATCGGCGCATGCAGGCTTCCCGCAAGGAACCAATGGCGTGGCCACCGCCGAAAAGCGGAATGCAACAAAGGCGACTGGCGATCAGTTGCTTCTGGCAGACGCACTCTATACCTTGCGACCGGCGACAGCTCTGGTCTACGCATGTTCCCCGGAAAAGCACGTCCTCAATTTCAAGGTCAGTGGTCTCTCCTCGGCCAGCGCTGCAACACGGGCAGCCATCAATGCAGCATTGGCTGATGTGCTCTATCGAAACGGTACTCCGCTTGCGGGCACTGTAGATCGGACTGAAATTGAAGGAGCCTTGAGCGGCATCGCGGCAGCTGCCGGCGGGGTGATTGATGAGATCGATGGCGTGATCGGCACGACAACGACGGTCATCACAGGCAATGTCTTAAGCCCGTTGGGATATCTGCCCACGCTTGGCACCGTTGTCTATCTGTGAGGTGGTCATGCGCATCCCAACATATACCGCGCAGGACTTTCTCAATGCGCTCCAAGGCCTGTTGCCATCAGGCCTAGTTTGGCCGCGCGGTCAAGACAGTGTGCAGGCTGAAACATTGTCAGGCCTGGCGCCGACCTTTGTTCGCCATGCGGGGAGGGCGGTGAATCTTCTCACTGATGCTAACCCTGCAACGACGATTGAGTTGCTGCCCGAGTGGGAATCAACCCTAGACCTTCCAGACCCGTGCGCCGGGGAGTCGCCCACTCTGCAGCAGCGACGGCAGCAAGTGGTGGCACGGTTCGCAAATAGTGGCGGCCAGTCGATTCCTTATTTCATCAGTTTTGCCCTTGATCTCGGTTATGTGGTTGAGACAAAGGAATTTGCACCGTTCCGTTGCGGCCAGAGTTGCGCCGGCGACCCTGTGGGTGGCGAAGAATGGTCATACACCTGGGCGATTGTGGCTCCGAGCGTCTCGCCCGTGTATTTCCGGGCTGGGCAATCAACGGCGGGCGAGCCATTGGCCGCGTGGCAGAACACGGTTTTAGAGTGCGAACTCGATCGAGTCAGGCCCGCCCATACCGTTTTGCAGTTCATCTACCAATGAGGTAATGCATGTATCAAATCGATAACCCAACAGCATCGTCAACGCTGCCGGCACCAAGTTCTGCTGGGACGGGTGGCTATTTCACCGATGGAAATCCCGCGACCGGCGTAGCGCCTACAGTGGTGCCAGCTGAGTTCCTGAATATGTTAATGATGGAACTGGTAAATCTAGTGACTGCAGCTGGTATCACGCCTTCAAAATCTGATCTTACTCAGGTGACTGGGGCAGTGCGCAGCCTTTTCGGGCAATACGGACTTGGGGCGACATCTGCTGTAGCAATCGCATCTTTGGATGACGCGACAATAGGTGCGGGCACCTACTACGCCAACAGCTCCACGGCTGGCACCTGGCCATTCACAGCAGGAAATGCCGTTCTTCACCACAGGGTGGCCGGCACCATAGGTCTCCAGTTCCTGGTATCTGCCGCTGCGGACCAAGTCTGGTATCGCCGCCGGACTGGTAGTGCATGGCAACCATGGGTTTCACTGGCTAATTCCGCTCAGGCGGTAAATGGCCAGTGCCGGCTGATAAAGTCTGGAGCAAACCTCGTTCTGTCTCCATTCAATGGAAACAGGTTGACCATCAACGGCGTTCCACAAACGGTACCATCTGGCGGCGTCAGCTTGGCGGCAACCGGACTGACCGTCAGCACGCTGTACTTCATCTACGCCTACATGAATTCGGGCGTGATGACTCTGGAGGCATCGACCACTAGCCATGCGACCGACAGCACCACTGGTGTGGAAATCAAGTCTGGCGATGCGACCCGCACTCTCGTCGGCATGGCGCGCCCGATCACTGGCCCAGCGTTCCAAGACACGGCCGCGCAACGCTTCGTGCGGTCATGGTTTAACGACCCTGGCATCGCCGGATTCTCGTACCTCTCAGCCAGCCGAACTCTGTCGGGTTCCTCTGTGGCACCCACCTACCAAGAAGTCAACAGTGAAATTCGCAACGAATTCCTTTGCTGGGCAGGGGAAATTGTTGTTGTTGGGGGCTCTGGATACTCCACGCAGACGGTTGCAGGCATTACAAATAACACGGCCGTTGCATTTGATGGAGTGGTCGCTGAACCAGGCTCCTGGTCAGCTGGTTACGGGCCTACTGGAAACTTTGGCATCCCCTACGCGATCAACTTCCCGAAGGCGGGCCTCACCGAGGGGTACCACTATGTGACGCTGATTGCCGCTATGGGAAGCGCTGGCGGGTCGGCAAACTACATTGGCGGCGCAGTAAGTGGCACTGCTCCAAGCAGCTGCTCCCTCAATACCTACATCAAGAAATAATCATGACCTATCGAGCATTCGGGGATTCCATCACTGCAGGCGCCGGCGCGAGCTCGGCGGCAAAAAACTACGTCGCATTGCTGGGTGCTGACCTCGGCGTGACTTTTGACAATGGGGCCGTGTCTACTAGCATGGCGATGGACCAGGCCGACGCCATCTATGCGCGCTCGCCTCAGATCACGGCGGCGGACAAGTGCATCGTGGCCTTGGGCACCAATGACCAGGCCAAGTACGACGTGGATCCGGCGAAGCGTGGCTACTTCATCGACGCCATGCGCGCCTATGGCGTGTGGCTCGGTTCCAACGTCAAGACTGCCAATCCCGGCAATGGCGTCACCTTCACTGGAAGTTGGACGAACAGCGGCTTAGCCTGGGGCACTTATGGCGCCACAGCAGCCGGCGCAAAGGCATCGTTCACCGTCACCGGCACCTCGGTGAGCCTGGGCATGATCCGCCAGTATGGCAACCCCAGCCAGTTCTCGGTGAGGATTGACGGCGTGGACCGTGGCACGTTCAGTCAGGACGGAGATGTGCGCACGATCCTCGGTCGATCCTATGGACCCATGTGTCTGGTCTTTGCCGGCCTGGCCGCCGGCGCGCATACTGTCGAGATCACCGCGGTGTCGGCCAGTAACACGTACCCGGTCTATTTCCACTGGCTATCTGACAACTCGCTGCGGGCAAAGGTCTTCTTCGGGAACATTCCGCATGCCGTGGCGTATACCTATGGTGGGTCGAAGGCGAACGTTGATACCTACAATACCGCGATCCAAGCGCTCGTGGTCGAGCTTTGTGGCTACGGCCTGAGCGCCTCCCTGGTAGACGAGTGCAGCGCACTCAGCGCGGCCGACATGTTTGACAACGTCCACCCCAACGACTTCGGTCACGTGAAGTTGCGGAACGCCTACTATGCTGCGTTGACTGGCAGCACGCCGCCGCTGATCATGACGGAGGGGAAAATCTATGTTGGCAGTGACGGAAAGATCTACGCCGGTCAGCCTGGGGTCACCGTCTTGTTGAGCTAGCTTTACAAAAGAGCGGGATCGGCACCCCATCATGTAAAATCCGTAAAATTTTTTACCGGGATAAAACATGGGGGTACTGAGACTGCTTCTTGCGATATCAGTTTTCACTGCGCATTTGGGGCCGCTTTTCGGGGTACGGCTTGTGGATGGTCCGACTGCTGTGCAAGCGTTCTTCATCATCTCCGGGTTTTACATCTCTCTTGTTCTTCACGAGAAATATGGCACTTCGTGGGGTGATACTCGGCTTTTTTACGTAAATCGTCTTTTGCGGTTGTATCCCAGCTATTGGGTGATTTTAGTGATCGCCATATCGTTTGCCGTTCTCGCGGCATACGGCTTTCCGCCTCTACAATGGTTCAAGGCCCAGATTGCATTTCCCCGATTTACCGACGTAATTCACGGAATCGTAGGCGTATATGTAATCTTGTCCAATATCTTCTTACTTGGAATAGATTGGGCCTTCTATCTCACCCCTACGGAAGGGGGCTTTGCATTTATTCCAGATTTTCGAAAAGCTGATATCACACTCAATTTTTTGAATCCAGTTCCTCAGGCATGGTCGCTTGGTATCGAAGTAGCTGTCTATGCATTGGCGCCGTTCATTTTTAGACTTCGGTTGCGCTACTTAATTTTATTGTTCTTCGTCACGATGGTCGGCCGCCTAGTTGCATCAATGTCCGGCTTAGATTACGACCCATGGACATATCGATTCATGCCATTTGAGTTAGGGCTGTTTGTCGTCGGTGCAATCTGCTATAGGGTGTATTCAAGAATTCGCGACAGAAGCTTTGGCCATTTGCCATATGTCTTATTGGCGGTGGTCTTTTGTCTCCTTTTTGCTTTTGACAAGTTCGCAGCAGGACACCGTCTGCTTCCATTTTTTGATGACCGGCAGCTTGTTTTCTTGTGTGTCATGAGTGTGGCATTGCCATTCATTTTTATGGCTACTAAAAGCAACAAACTTGACCGGCTTGTCGGGGACCTTTCGTACCCGTTCTACCTGGCGCACCTGTTGGTGATGTGGCTCATCCCGCCGGCCTACACCAAATACAATATTCTTCCTTTTTCCATAACATTGGGGATAGCGATCGCATTGCTTGTCTTTGTAGATCAGCCAATGGATCACGTTCGGCAACACCTAGCCCGTCGAACGGCTAAGGCACATAGCTAACCTAGGAAATGAAAGACGCCCGCAGAAGCGGGCGTTTTCCTATCATCTTCCGAATGATATTAAATCGACGCGTTCCGGAGGCGCCTTAAGGGTTCTTTTGAAGCAAGAATAGATCCCGCGTCGATTTGGTGTGTGGAAATTCAATATACCGATATGTGAAGCCAGCTAGGACTAGCAAAACGCACCAGAATTCCAGAATAAGAGCGGGATTGAACGGATCGACGAGGAAGGCAGGCCTGATCAAGAGGCCGTGCCAGCAGTATATTGAAAAGCACATTGCGCCAAGGATCCGCAACCACCAAACTGACATGGCTCTGGCTAGAGCAGACTTCTCTTGGATTGCCACCAGTAGGATTGCAGCAAATCCGGCCTGGGTGAAGTTGTTCAAGAAAGCGGTCAACAAAACCGGAATTCTGCCCTGCAGGCGCAGATCCCATCCGACCGCCGCAATTAGTAGGCATCCGATTCCCACTGTCACGAGGAGCCAGGAGTTTTTTATTCGCACACCATCGACGTAAAGCTTGGCGATCGCCATCCCAATGAGGAAGTCATCGGTCCGAGCGATAAATGAATCTTTCAAAGGATTTTGATGGATCGCGATGAATTCAAAGTGAGTGCCGGCGAGGCGCACTGCGACCGAAAGCACAAGGAAAAAGAGCACGGTACGCCAGAAGCCGACACGGGCGATAAGCCACAACACAAACGGGAAAGCGATGCTAAACCAGATTTCGATGGCTAGCGACCAGAATGGGCCATTGATAGTAGGGAAAAATTCCGACCTGGTGAGCATGCTCCCAGTCGTGACGGCCAGGAACAGGGATCGGTAGTTATGCTGGCCAATGGCCATTCCAAATGCATAGCTCACCACCGACATGAATAAGAAGAGCGGAAGCAAGCGCAGCGCGCGGTGCTTATAAAAAATGAACGCATCGGCGCGAGTATGCATCTGCCGCTCGCCTTGCAGGTATGGAATGGCGAGAACGAATCCAGATAGGATGAAGAACAGGCTTACCCCCATCCATGCATTGCCCGTGATATATGGAAACGATAGGCCAAATGTTGCTGCGGACGCTTTGCCCACCGCTGTGGCGATCGAATGCTGGTAGATGACCAGCAGAATGGCGATGCCGCGCAGGCCGTCAATGGCCGGTATTCTTCCAGTTCGCGCTGTCATTTTCCGCCTTGCGTTTCGCCGATATATTTTGAGATGACGCCAACCCATTGCGCATAGCCAGCGCCATTCAAATGGATGCCATCAGTGGTGTATCGCTGGTCCAGCTGTCCGGATGAATTGGCCAGGGCCGGCCAGAGGTCGATATAGGCCGCCTTGGCAGTCACAGCAAGTTCATTGATGCGCGTGTTAAGGGCAGCTGCTTTCGCATTGTCGAGGTACCCATAGTCGCCCTTGGGAAGACGGTTAAATGGGGGCACGCTCTGGACATAGATTTTCGCGTTGGGGAGCGCCAAGCGCAGCTTATCGAGGATCTGGCTGTATCTGGCCGCAGCGTCCTCGACGCTTGAATTCCAGAATAGGTCATTGGTGCCGACCAAGAGAAAGACCTTGGCGGGCTTGTGGGCGATGACTTGGTCAATACGATGCAGCACGCCATAGGTGTTGTCGCCGCTGATGCCGCGATTGATGATGCGCGCACCTGGGAAAAATTCGGTCCATGCGCCCAGGTCGGTGAGGCTATCTCCAAGCATTACCGTGCCGCCCTTGGTCACGGGACGGCTCGCGAACGAATCCACCTTGTAGCGATAAGTAAAATCGTCCAGTTCTCCCTCGATGTGAGAGGTTGGCGGGGGCGCTGCGGCGGCAGCCGGCGGCGCCGGGGCGCTTTTATTCGATACCGTCCATGCCAGAAGCACGACCAGGAAGATATTTAATAGGAGAGAAAAGCGAAATTTCATAGCTTGTAGTATCGGTTTTGACACCGAATTGTACTGTTCTGGCTGCCGAAAGGCAGCTTAATTGCCCGCCCAGCGCGGGCTTTTTCATTTTTGGGGGATCAATGCCGGATGACATCCAACAGGTGCCGCGTACCAAGAGCATTTTTGACACCACGATCAACGTGCAGACGATGTGCGCTGCATTGGTCGGGGCCGCCATTACCGTGACCATCGGCTGGTTTCAGTTGGTCGGCGACGTGAGAGAACTGACGATCGAAGTGCGTCACAACAAGATTGAGCTCGATGCGCGTGCAACACGCATCGAGCAGTCGCAGCAGCAGGACAGGGCGGATAGCAAAGAGCAGTGGCGTCTCGCCAATGAAAAGCTGGACAAGATCCGGGACATGATGATCCAAAACAGCCCCGTTGGGCGCCCTGAAATCAAGAGGTGGATGAAGTGAAATTTCAATTTGTAGACGACAAGGACGTCATTCATCGGCGGTGGAGTGTGCGCCTGGCGAAGGTAGGCGCTGCAGTTATGGCCGGCTGGGCCGCACTGACCTCGGCGGGTCTGGGAAGTACCTTGCCCACCTGGCTCGCCCAGGCCGTGGCTGGCGTCATCCTGGTGTGCATCTGTGGCGCCGCATATCTCAAGCAGCCTGATCCGGCTGAGAAAGGAAACGACAATGAAACTCCTCCTGCAGCGTGAGCCCAGCACCAAGAACAGCACGCCGGGCAAGCTGTTCATTGATGGCACTTTCGAGTGCTACACCCTGGAAGACATCGTGCGCGCCCGTGGCGTGAAGGTCTACGGGCAGACGGCCATCCCTGCTGGCACCTATCAGGTGTTCCTGACGCAGTCGCCGCGGTTCAAGCGCGTGCTGCCGCTGCTGCTGAATGTGCCTGGCTTCGAAGGTATCCGAATCCATCCCGGCAACAAGGCCGAGGACACGGACGGGTGCATTCTGGTCGGTGATGCGCCGGCTCCCGACTGGCTGGGGCAGAGCAAGGTCGCCTTCGACCGCCTCTTCGCCAAGCTGCGCCTCACCACCGAGCCGGTCACCATCGAAATCCGAGGTGCGCAATGATGGCGCTGCTGTTGAAGATCGGGCCATGGCTGGCCGGTCTCGTCGGGATCATTGCCGGTCTGTTCATGCGCCAGCAGGCCAAGACTACCCAGGCCGAGGCGGCGCAAGAAGTTGCCGAAGGCCGGCAAAAAGTTGCCGAACAATCCGCCGCAGCCGCCCAGGCCGGCACCGACTCAGCAAAGGAGCGTATCCATGTGGAAAATGAAATTGCAGCCCGTCCTTCTAGTGATGCTGCTCAGCGCCTGCGCGACCGTTGGTCGGCAGACTGAGCCATCGAAGCCGGTCATCACGGACACTGCTTGCAGCTGGACGAAGCCGATCTTCGTTCGCCAGGGCGATGTCTTGACCGATGCCACGGCGGCCGCGATTCTAGCCCATAACGAGACAGGTGCCAGCCGCTGCGGCTGGAAGCCCAAGGCGCAGAAGTAGCGCAGATCCCCGAGCTCCCCCCGTGAAGGCCTGGGAATTTCTGTTTGTAGAGGGTCTTTATTTGAGGACCTGCAACCTATCGCTATTTGGGGAGCTATGTCTAGTAAAGCTCAGCCGTATGGTGTTATATTTTTAGTAAGTAGTTGTAAAAATAAACAGATTCGGGGGAATCAATGAACATTTCAATTCTGCAGGATCGGGGTGGCCGTATTGAATTCTTGGACGGTTTGCGGGGCTTAGCCATTCTGTTGGTGATGGGGTTCCATGCGTTCGCACGATATCCTGAGCTAATGCCTTATGGGGACGAGTATGCATGGTTCCCGCCATTCCAATTCGGGTTTCTCGGGGTGCAGCTCTTCTTCCTGATTTCCGGTTTTGTCATCTTTATGACGCTGGAGAAGACCGGTGGATTTGTGGATTTCATGCTGCGTAGGTGGCTACGGTTGTTTCCTGCGATGCTGATTTGCAGCGTCATCGTCTATTTCACCTTCACGTTCCTAATGCCTGGCGTTCGCGAGGTATCACTGCGCTCCTTGCTGCCTGGCCTGACCTTTATGGAGCCCAAGGTTTGGGCGAAGATGCTGGGTTCACCGCAGCCGATCCTGGAGGGAGCATTCTGGTCCTTGTACGTCGAGGTTAGGTTTTACGCATTTGCTGGCTTCCTATTCTTACTTTTCGGAGAAACGGCGGCGATTGCCGGCATCATCGGCATGTTCCTCCTCGCGTCCGCTCTCGGGCCGCTGCAGGTACTGTTTCCAGGGGCCTCTTTTCACCTCCTAGAAATATATCGCGGTTGGACTTCGTCGGAACACTTCGGGTGGTTTGCTGCTGGGGCGCTTTACTATCGCTTCTTCCGGACAAAATCGCGACTCCTCCTGCTGGCGGCACTGCTAGTGGCCATTCCAGCTGCATTGACAACCAACAAGGGCGTCTTAGCCATCAATTTCGTAACCTTTTGCATGGCAATGCTAGTTGTTGTCTTTTTCGGTCTGGCGGTGCATGGGAAATGGGCTCGGCCACTCCTGCGTAGCCGTTTCCTACTCTTCTTTGGCTACATCAGCTACCCGCTTTACTTGGTGCATGAAAACATCATGGTGCAGCTAACGCTAAAAGTCGCGCAGGCCGATCCTGAAATTCGTGGCATCGCCCTCTCGTTTATTCCAATTGCGGTCGTTGTAGGCATCGGCTATGTAGTAGCCGCTTATGGCGAGCCCTCATTGACTCGCATCATCCGGCCGCATTATTCCCGGTTTCGCAGGTGGATCAAGATCGAGGCACCCACCGACCAAACTCTTTCTCCGGTTCCCACGCCACCTGCAGGTGGCGCCGCAGGCTAGCGCCGTTGGGATGGCTGTTGCCAAAAACCAATTATGAGCTTTATCAAGTTTTGTCTCGAAAACCTGACGCAACCCTGACAGCTAAATAATTTAGAAGTATCATCGCGCCTCCAGCTCAACAGTTGGCACTCGGGGAGAGTGTGAAAAAAGGGGAAGAAAAATGGGCGGAATAGGGCGTCCCCACAGGGCGGCTTTGCACGAGGCAAAAACTCGGCTGCAAGAAGGTAGCGCACTGACGCTGCGAGAGCGGATGAGTAAATTTCCTAAACTGGGGGGTACGCTAGTCGCATGCGGGGCTCTTGGTTTTGCACTGGGCTCCGCCCAACTCAATACGGACGACGGACTCTTTTTGCTAGCCTTGATATCGGCCAGCCTGATTACCGCAATCGGTGCGGTGCTATTGGCATTTGCTTTCGATGCTGAGAGTGCACGGCGCCATTCTGGGCCGTAACGAAACGGCAGCCATACGCTGCGGCTGGAAACCAAGGGTGTAGAAGGAATACAGGCCTCGCGCCTCCATGAGGGAGGTTCGGGGCTTTTTTCGTCTGCGGCTTGATATACTGTGTTTTTATACAGTATTCGTATGCCATCTCGCAAACCACTTAAGCCGCCGCTCTCGAGCCAAGAGCTGAGCCAGCTCTACCGACGGAATCCGACGCCGGAACACGCACGGACGCTGTGGGAGGTCGCACGCATGAAGGCCGTCATTGAGCGGTTATCCGAGGATTACATCAAGCTGATACGCATGTGGCCGCCGGGCGGCGAGGGCAGGCCGCTACTGCTGGAAATGCTGAGGTCCGACATGCTGACTGAGGTGCGGGAGGCGTGGCCGCGCCCGCGTGAGCAGGAAAAGCCCCTGGATTTCAGGAAGGATGGCAAGTTCGCTGATCTGGACGATGAACATCCCGAAGACCGGTGGCTGCAGCGCCAGTGGGAACAACGGACCGGGCGCAAGCTCGAAGAGTGA